ATAATTTTCGGCTTCTCTTTTAAGAATTCTTTCAGGATAAGTTCTACCGTTTCTATTTGGAGTATCGTATTTTTGTAAAACAGCATAAAACTCAAATGGATTTCTATAGTCCATATCTTTAGCTTCTCTCAACATTTTTTCATTACGAGAATCTTTAGGTGATACCCAACCCGCGTCAGCCTCGACTAAGATACCGTGACCTAATTCGCTTGCCTCTAATATTCTTAAATTTTTCATCTAATCTTTTAAGATAAATATACCGTTCTCGATAGTTTATTGGTCATCTGTCTTTTTTGAGGTTGAAAATTCGAAGTATTTGTTTTGTTGAATGTTATTTCTGAATATAGATTTGACTATAGTTTTAATGGAATCTTTGATTTCCACGGACTTAAAATCCATTTCAGAGTTGGTGTATAAATTAATTTCTAAGTTAAAGAAAGATTTTTTACCGTGGGAAATTCCACTCGTTCGTAGGTCTAAATCTACGATACTTTTTTCTTGAAATAATTTTTGGTTTATTGATTCGAATACCGAATGTTTAATTTCTCTACCTAAGTTAGAGACAACTCTATTCCAATTATCGTATTCTTGTTTTGGGGTCACCCATGATTGTATGTTTATGTAGACTGATTTTAGGTTTTTTGAATCGACAGTTCCGTAGACTGATTTAATTGGATTGTATAAATTTAACTTTACACTTTTTCCTTTTTTCATTAATGTTCATGATTATGTATGTTTATTTTCTATAAAAGAATAGAGTATTTATACCTAATAGTCAAAAAATTTTTAAATCATTATGATAATCGTAAACATTAAGAGTGGGGACAATATCGAGATAGCCCTAAAAACATTAAAATCTAAAGTCATTAAGACCAAACAAACTCAAAAGTTAAAAGAGAAAAAACAATATACAAAAAAATCTGTACTCAAAAGAACACAGATTTTAAAAGCTAAGTATATTCAGAAAAAGAAAGACCTATTAGATTGATTCCTCAAGATTTTTTAATCTTAAAAAATTCATTTGGTCAAATTTTTCATCCTTTAATTGGTTGATGGTTTCAGAAATTCTTGTTTTAATATCAGATTCCTTCTCATTTTCTAATATTGTTTGAAGTTTAGTGATAGCACTTTCACGAATAGTCTCAAATTTAGTTTCAAGAGTTTTCGTATCTTCAGACACAATTTGAATAAATTCTTTTTTAGAATTTTCATCTAAAGTATCAAGGTAATTTCTCAAAGTTTGGTTTGCAATATTCACCATAGATTTAATAGGAATATTGATAGATTCTTTAACTGTTTCAGTTTTTAAAGTAATAATTGAAATGATATTTTTCTTAGCATTTATTCTTTCCTTTAAATCTGTTTTTTGAGTGTAAACCAATGTATCGATATCGGCATAACTATTTTTAACTGATTCAGAAATTGTTTTTGGTAATTTAATTGTTGGCAAAATTCTTTGTAATAACGATATCCCTTCTTCTAAAAACTCTTTCGCATCATGTTCATTTAACCCTTGAGGTTTACTCAATTGGTCATATAAAGCATACGCTTTTGACATAGATTTATTACTCAACACGTTGTGTTTGAATTCTCTCAATGTCTTCTTGAAATCCTTTTCATCTTTGTAGGATTCTAGTAGATTGTTCTCAATTAGGGATTTGATGTTACCAAAGGTCATTTTGTTCGTTTTCAAATAAATATTACGTATTTAATAACTTATCCAATTCTTTTGAAATTTCTCCTAAAGATTGTTGTGCCTGACCCAAATTTATCATTTGAGCTCCTTCAATTAGGTTACTTTCAATTAAAATGTTCATGTCTTTTTTCTTAGATTCAGGAGCTAATTCTGGTTCTCCTGTTGGTGGTGGTGGTGGTGCCTCTCCTCCTGCTGGTGGTACTTCAGCTCCTAAGTCGGGTGCTGGTTCAGCTCCCCCTCCAAATGATGGTGGTGCTCCTAACTCTTCAGTTCCTCCTGGCGTTGTTGCAGCTCCTGCCGCAGGTGTTGAACCTGTTGCACTTCCGTATAATTTGTCTATGTTATCAAATAATCCTGTTTTAGTAATAACTGTTGCAGTTGCTTTAAGTTCTTCACCAACAGCTCTTTCTACTCTTTGTTGTTGTAAATCCAAACGAACTTCTTCGTCAGACCATCCAAAGATGTGTTTCTTAGCCCATGTAGATGATGTTGCTTGAATACCATTTCCTGGGTCAGATACTAAATCTTTATACAATAATACTTTTTCTTTCCAAACATCAATTTTTAATAAATCTGCTTGAGTTGATGGGTTTGTAAGACCTAAAGTAAAGTTTGAAAGTTCGTCTTCAAATCCTAATAAGAATAGGTGAACAATCGCAACCTTATTTAACTCAGCCAACATACTTTTTTGGATTCTGTTGATTGTACGAGCAAATCTAATGTCTTGTAATGCTAAATTTTTACCGTCACCAACAACTTCTTCAAATCCTAAGAATGCCTTAGGTACACGAAGTGCTGTTAATAATTTCTTTTGGATATACTCGATATCCGCAATCTCTGATAAGTTTGTTGCTCCAGGTAATGTTGTAATTGGGTCTGGTGCCGCAGGGTCTCTAACAGGTATAAAATAATCTTGGTCAACCGCCATTTGGTTAAACCTCATATCTACGTTACCTGTTTTATTATCTACAATTTGTTCTCTTTTAAATTTATTGGCAACACGTTGTACGTATGCCTCAACATCATCATCATTCATATTACCTACGAAAACTTTGAACATTCTTCTTTCAGGTGCTCTTGATGTACGGTAAATTAACATCGCATCTTCTGATAGTAATAATTGTTTCCAAATTCTTCTTGCTTTCTCTAACATAGAAGTACCGTAAGGGAGTTTTCTATCGTCACCTAATAATCTAAAGTGAGCAATTTCCCATGATTGAAATTCCATGTTTTTATTCTTCCAACTAAAGTGAAGGGCTTTTTTATCCTTGTCTAATTCTTTTGTAATGTCTGTTGAAATTTTTCCACTCGCACCTACCTCATGTCTTTCGATTTCAATTGTTGGTAACTGTTGTACACCAACCACTCCTTTCTCAGGGTCTAATTTCAAGTAAATAAAATTGTCACCGTACTTACAAGTGTTTCTTGTCCACATTGGTAAGTTGGTGTTAATGTCTAAGTTATTGTTAAATAAATCGGCTAATACCCCTTTTATTCTTTTTGACTCAGAATAGATTTGTAAAATAAATCCATCTTCATTAGTTGTTGTTGATTCCTCGGCGTAGATGTCTAACGCTGCAGAAATCTCAGGAGTATACTCCATTGACTCGTAATCATACTGTGCAGATAACCTTGATGGTTCATAATAAATCGCTTGTGAGTAAAGATTGTTTTCAACCTTAGCCCATTGATTTGTTAAATAAAAAGTTTGTTGTGCCTGTAGTTTTTCCTTCTCGTATTCCTCTCTACTTTTGGTGCGCAAAAGTTCCTTCTTATCGAACTTAAAAGTTGGATAATCCTGTTGTAAGAGTGAGTTCGGACCAAATGTTTGCGACAGTCTTTGCCAAACCGTCATATTCTGTTCTGCCATAATGTAAATTTACTTATTACCTTGATAATATAAATAGTTATTACGCGCCAAATAACCACCCATATTTTTGGTAATCGGCTCGGGTCGCACCTTGATTTATGGGGTTCTGTCTACCCATTTGTGGAACCATTGGGTTAAAGTAATCCGAAGTATTTTTGTTCTCACTTATTGCTGTAGACCAAGAATTTAACATAGCTTTAGTATGGTTTACCACCTTCTCTAAAGATTGGAAAGATTTCTCTGCAACATATATTGCCATAGAAATACTCATGATACAGTCATCGTGATGATTTTTTTGGTGGTCAGGTCTACCGTTAATGTAAACAAATGTGTTCATTTCGTTATAAAGTCTACTTGAATAAATTCTAAACTTATGTCTCATAGATTCTTCAAACGATGAAATAATTTGAACCCTTTTACTGTTAAAATTAATACCTGGTATTTTTTCATTCATCTTTGGGTCAAACTTCCATTTGTTTGTTGTGTCAACGTTATCAACATACATTCCTGCTTGATATCCCATCTCTTGCATTTTTCTAGCGGTTGCAACCCCCATACCTCCCGTTAAATCGACTACACAGTACGCGTTGTACATTGTACCCCATTTGTAGGCAATCTCCGCCAGGATGTCAGGAGGTACCTTACCGACGTATTCTAACACTTGTTCCCTTGTATCAAAATCAATAATTTGAACACACGAGAAATCCTCGGAGTCTCCTCTTGATACGTCGACACCCATAACGTACTTATGTCCGTTAACAGGTTCTTTCCAAATCCAAAGACCTCCAGCCATCATTTTTGCAATTGGGTCTTTAACTTGGTTTTTAGATATATCTAACATCATTTCAGAATCGAATACGTTATCACCTGAACCCAAAAAGTTACATTCTAACTCCTGAGCTACTTTACGTCTATCGTATTTTAATTTTTTAACCATACCTTCAAACCAAGCAGAACATGGTTTGTATCCTTGTTCAATATAGTCAGTCACTATTGAATGGTCTCTATCGTATGGGTTATCAATAGATAGATTAATAACCACCTCATCAAGATTATATTCTTCTCTGTTTAAAAGGAAGTGAACTAAATCATTGGTTTTAACCATATACAAGTCTTTTGTATATCGTGGGTCACGATGCCAAAACATTTCGGTAACTTTAAAATCATTCATACCTCTCAAAGATTGGTCATAGATTTCATAGTAAATCGCATCGTATCCGTTTGGAGTTGAAACTACAATTACTTTACCCCCTGTAGATAGGGATGCCATACAGGCTGCCCAGAAATCTCCATCGGCTTCAATATAAGCTGCCTCATCAAATATCAGGATGGTAGGAGTATAACCCCTCAGTGCATCTCGTGATGTTGCAACGGCTTTAACTTCACATCCGTTAGTTAATTTAAAATGTCTTTGGGCGTTCTTTTCTTGTGAGAATCCAGCACCAACCCATGCAGGCCATTGTTCGGTAAATCCTCTAACCTTATTTGCCATCTCTACTGCAGTATCTAATTTGTTTGCAATAATCAGAACTTTTTCTGGTTTTTCTTTTCTGGCGAAGGCTAGTCGTTTTGATATCCAAGCGGCGGTAACTGTTGAAACCCCTGCCTGTCTGTATTTCAAGGCAACATTTTCATTGTAGTTATCGTAATCTTCTATAAGGGAAACTTGGTCGGGGAATAAGTCTAACGGAACGTATTTGGATACGGTGTTATCGTAGGTCTGTAAATAAGTACGAAGTGCGTAAGGAGTATTCCTCATACACTTCGTTACTTCTATAATTAATTGTTCTTTATTCACAAGAGTTAGGTTATTTAGGTCTCGAAATACCTAAACTACCCAAGAAATCGTCTAAACCATCATCATCGTCATCATCATCGTCACCACCACCATAGTTGTCCAAGTCCGAACCTTCTTCTTCTTGATAATCTTCAAAGTCACTTTTTAATTGTTGTGCTTCTTTCATTATCTCCTTAAATCTTGCGGTTGCTTTTTTAACTTTTGATTGGTCTTCTGATATAGCTTGTCCAATAACTTCTAAAAATTCTTGAGCTGGTATTTGGTACAGTAAAGTATGAAACCAGTTTATCAAACCCTTATTTGATTCTTCGTACATTTCATCAGGTAATGCTAACCTAATTTTTTCTACGATTTCAGGGCCTATTCTAAGTTGCATTGGTTCGTTAGATAAAACATCTACTTGCCCTTGAACTTTTTGACGTAATGAAGGGTCTTTAGGTAGACCATGTCTTCCCTTACCTTCTTCAATTCCCTTAATGATTTCGTGACATAAAATTGGGAAAATCATACCTTCAGCAACAATTTTTGTATCTGGTTTTTCTTCTCCTTCTTCTCCCTCATCATCGTTATCTTTCAATTCAACTTTACCAGCGACTCCTTGTCCTGTTTGACTCATCATTTCAATCATCTGTTCCATACTAAAATATAGGAAGTCGTTGATTGCCATGATACCCAAATAGTCTCTGTATAGAGATGGGTCGATTTCATCTAATCTTGCTTTAATGTCAGGTTTTTGAAAAAGGTAATGTCCTTTCTTCGCAGCTCCTTGAATAATGGCGTTGATGATATTTCTTTTGTGTTTTTCTAACTCAAGGATTTCTTCATCCGTTAAGTCTTCAACATCAAACGATGGGATTTCAGGAGTTTTGTTTTCATCCTCTTCTTCCTCTTCTTCATCTTCAGGTTTCATTCTAAAATTACCTGTGTTGATAGGTTGTCTATTAAGTAATGCCTCAATTTCATACCAATCCGCAGGTACTTCAGTTTCTTCTAAAGCAGCTTCTTTGGCGAGTTCTTCTAATTCTTCCCTATGTTGACCCTCAATTCTCATAATTGACGGTAATTTTCTCATCATCTCTTGGTATATCATACCTTGAGTTTGTTGAGAACTTAAATTATCAATACCTGTAACTTGACTTAGTTTTTCTGCAACTTTTTGAAAACGATTACTAACTAACCTTTGTACATCCTCAGGTCCTTTTTTCATGGCAGGATTTTGAGCATATAAATTTTCAGGACTAGCCAATTTTCTTTCTAAATTTGGGTCCATTCTTTCGGGTCTATTCCCGTAATCTAATTGTTCTTTAACTCTCTTTGCCATTTTAATTTTGTAGTAGGTTTAATATTACGTCAATAACTTTATCTTTTGTATCTTCTGCAGAAGGTCCTTTAGCCTTCGGTGCAGGATTTTCTCCTGGGTTAGGGTTTTTTCCTGGATGTGCAGGTCTTTGTGGTTTTGTACCAGGTTTTGTACCAGGTTTTGTTGTTGGTTTTGTAGGTGCGACAGATGGACTGTTCTCAGTCAAGTATTTCACTAAATCACCTTTAGTAATTCTTGGTGGTAAGTTTTTTTCTACGATTTTCATGATTTGATTTTCAATAAACAAAGATACAGGATTTTTTCCTTCTGCCAATTGTTTTTTTACTTCTCTCACACATCTTTCCCATTTTCTGGATTTTTTAGGTCCTACTTGAGAATGGCAAATTGCCCATGGATTTGGTTCATCTTTCTTTTTCTTAGATTCCCCCATTTCTTTTCTATTATCATCACTATCATCATCCATTCCATCAGGAGCCATATCATCTGCCATGTGTGGAGTTTCTTGACCTGTAGCACTTTGCATTGCGTCGGCACCAAGAGCATCATTATTTTGTAAATCGTCTTGTTCAGACATTTCAGATTCATTTGGAGTTGCAACAACATCACCTGTTTCGGTTTTCTTTACATTATATCCTTTTGTTGCTGGTGGTAAATTCCCACCATCTTGTCCAACCTTATAACTTTTTTTAGATGGAATTTCTTCCACTTGCTCACCAACTAATCTTGTGTGCAATATATTGATTTGAGACTCATCTAATTTTGAAACCGTTTTAGATGATAATCCTTTTTCAATAAGTTCTAATGCTTTTTTATTAATTTTCATAAATTACTTTCTTTTCAAATTCTAAAATCAAATCTTTTTCGTAGAGTTTGTCTTTTATTTCTTGTTCAGTCATTCCAAATCTAAAAACTAAACGTTTCTGTCCGTTCTCTTCATCGGTTTCCCAGGCTAACGCAACAACATCGTCAATTGCGTCTATCATACAAAAAAAATCGGAGTTCTGAATCAATTCCAATTTTATATCAGTATTTCTCAGAACTCCTACTTTTTTAATATATTTTAATTCAGGTGGAGTCGGGTAACCATTGGATGGTTTACTCTCCCAAGACTCTCCCCACACATCTAAACTGTCAGAGAATATGAATTCGTAAAGATTGTCTCCCTTGTAGTTGGGCCCCAAACCATTTACGTATATCAAATTACTCATAATTACAATATTTGTCCTTCAGGTGTTATTCTAATTTGTTTACCTCTGTTTTCAAACACTAAGTTTTTCTTGTTTGTTACTCCAACAATCTTAGCTAAAGAATTTTCAGTTAAGAATTTTTGTGAAGCCAATTCTTGTTCAATAGTTTCAGTTAGTTTAACAACTTCTTTCATTTGTTTTCTAACCTCAGCAATCTTAGTTAATTTTTTCTTCGCATTTCTTTCTCTACTTTCAACAATTTCTTTTTTAGAAATTTCAAAATATTTTGATATTACCTTATCTACTTTAGATTCACCAAAGATACTATCGATAATTGCTCCGTTTCCGTAGTCCATATCTTCTTCTTCCATATCTTCGTTTTCGTAATAACCACCTTCTTCCATTTCACCTTCCATTGGAATGTCCATGTCAGCTTGGATATCTTCAACTTCACTATCATCAGTCAAGTCTTCTCCGTCCATGTCGTCACCACCTAAGTCTTCTTCTTGACCTTCAAGTTTGTCCATGATATCATCTCTATCTTCTTCACTTAATGAATTTAAGTCTAAAGATGAAATAACCATATTAATAACATATTTGATATCTTCAGAAGTCATTCCTTCTTCAGTATCTAATGTTCTAATCTTTTGAGTTAACTTACCTGTTAATTTTTGGATTGTTTTAAACGTTACTTGTTCGTCATCTCCTCCATCCATTTCCATGTCCATATCAGTGTCCATTTCCATGTCACCTTCAGGTCCCATCTCTTCAGAGTCCATACTAATATCCATTTCTTCACCTCCTACAGGAGACGCTGGTAATTCAGGTGCAGGTACTGGTGGTGGAGCCATTGGTGGTACCGCAGCCTCTACAGGAGCAGCAACCTCTTTAGGTTTTGGAGTTTTTAACGTAAATCTTTTTTGTTCTCCAAACATTGAAGTACCTTCTTCATTTTCGTTAATTCTATTCAACTCACCCGCAACTAAGTTTAATCTTTTTAAAGCTTGAGAATATGAAGAATAGTATTTTCTATTTTTCATTGGCTCAATGTAATCAGTTTCAGATTCTGAGATAGCTTTCTTAATGATATAACCTTGTCTTTCTTTTACGATTTCGTAGTTGTTACCATCAGATAAAGTTTTATTAAACTCAGTTTTTGATGTTTCATTTATAGTAGTTGGAATTGTCTCGTTAAAACGAGCAATTTCCATAATTCTTCTTAATTTATCTTGGCCTTGAAGTTTTTCGCTACCAATTGGTTTTAAATCTCCCATATTATGATTTATTTTTTTTTTAATTATTTAATCCTTGAAAACCTCCTAATGAGATTGCGTTTAGTTGTACAATAGACTCATCACCATCTTCACTTGTCATTACCGAATATGGAACAGTTGCTCCCTCAGGTGCAGTTCCTCCACTAAAATTACCTAACATTCCAATAGTATATTCATACTGTTGATTTACTTCAATCACAAACCCTAAAGTAACACTTGGAGTTGGTGTTGATGTTGGAGTTGATGCTGGTGTTCCTGTTGGAGTTGGTGTTACAGATGCGGTGCCTGTTGGCGAAGCAGTAATACTTGGTGTTGGAGTTCTTGTCGCGGTGTTAGTAGGTGTTTGAGTAGTTGTTGATGTATTTGTTGGCGTAGGTGTGTTAGTCCCTGTTGCCGTATTAGTAGGTGTTTGAGTTGTTGTTGGTGTATTTGTTGGGGTCTCAGTTTGAGTTGGGGTTGGTGTTACAGATGCTGTACCTGTTTGTGTTTGAGTTGGTGTATTTGTTGGGGTGGTTGTCGGAGTTGTTGTAACAGATGCAGTTGGAGTTGGTGTAACGTCTCCAAGACATTCAATACATGTATTCCATGGACCATTGTAAATAGTAGCAACCGCGGCTAACGGGGTATCAATACCTGGTCCAACCGTATAACAACTATTTCCTCCATTAATTATAAGGTCATATATTTTACCCTCAATTAAACCATCTTCTGACTTAATGTATAACTGTGTAGAAGAACTACAAGATGATGCTATGTAATAATTAAATGCCATTTAAGTTTTTTTCTTTATAAATATACGATTGTTTACATTTATTAAGGAATAGTTATTAGTCTTCTAACTTTCTTTCAACTGAAAGACCTTTATCTATCACATTATTTGCGGTGTCGAATAGTTTTTGAATATGTCCTGACCTACGTAAAAATTTAAAAACTAAATTCTCATATGATAGTTCTCCATCTTTTTCAAGACCAGATTTTCTGTAATCTTTTAATTTGTCTTTAATAGATTCCAAAGTTTTTGTTTCATCAGATTCAAGACCTTTATCAATTTTTTCAACCCAACAATCAATTTTATTTTTAAGGACTTCTTTATCAATTTCTGCTTTAAATTTTTTAGGTTTGGTTACCCATTCATTATTCATAACAGAATATACTCCCGAAGCATAATGAGATTCCTCAAGGTCTTGGGCATATAATTCAACATCATATCCGTAAATTTTAATATTGTGTTTGTCGTTAAAAACTTGTTTTTTTAAATTAAATAACTCTTTATATAATTCAGAGTCGTCTTCGTATTGTTTTAAATCTACAATTATATGTAAATCAAAATCTGAAAATTCCGACCAATTGAAATTCGCCAACGAACCTGTTAGTACTACGTCGTCAACAAAAACCTCATCTCCCAAATACTCAATAAACTCATCCGCAATGCGTTCAAGAGCTTTCCTAACTTTAGGAACCATGGTAGACTTATTAGGGTCTTCAGGGTCTTCCCAAATTTTAGGATTCAAGGTTTTCTTAATTGAGAAACTATTAAGTAACTGTTGGAATTTATTCATCCTTTATAAATACTACAGTTTCTTGTACTTATACTTTTTTGAGATATCTGTGGTAAAATACTTCCCTTGAGATTGAGCGGTTCTAAATGCCGTGTAAGACTGATGAGGTACTGATTCGTACTCATATCTATGTCCGTTATTAAACTCAATGACTAATGATTTAGTTTCAGTGTCGTATTCTGTTTTTCTAATGTTTGAAGATTTAATTTCATTCAAAATCTTCGTCCCCTTGATTTCCTCTTTTGTAATTGCCATGACTTAATGGTGTTATTTCATCTATTTTAGTTAATATTGGTTTCATGTAATCCGTAAATTCATTCCAATCAATATTAAAACCATAATCTTTTACTTGTTGAAATAAAGCTTTTTGTCTATCACCAAACTTATGAAATATTGTCATCATTAGTGGAGTATAGGTCGGAGGTGATTCTAAATCACCTTCACTAAACCCTAACTCTTGAAAATGTTGTCTTAATTGTAGATATATTTCTACAAGTTCTTTAAGACCAATGCTTTCGTTTAAAAAATTTTCATATGGTTTCATACTTATAAATATAGATACAAAATTAAATTTAATGCCAACAATTTCTATTTTATTAAAACAAGACAATGAAAGAGCGATATGTTCTTTCTCGTGTGTTAATGTGGTTCTTCCTAATATGAATATTGTTGGGGAAGGTTACATGGGGGTTACTCAATCTTTTTTTACTTCAGAAAACACAGACTTACTCCATAATTACATTAAAGAAAACAATACAATAAATGGATTTGAATCGTTATATCCAAATTTTAGACAATATGGTTTTTTATTTGATGATAGATATGAATTTTATCATGGTGAAAAGTGTTTAAACAATTACGGACATTACGGTAATAATAATTTATTGGTAATAGGTAATAGAGTTAATAATAAAGATAACCTTTTAAAACTTTTTAATGATTTAAACGATTCTGAAGGTTCAGTTAACAATAGAATTATTGAATCCCTTAGTAAAAATAAAATAGTTGGGTTTGATAGTAGTTGTACTCCTTACGGTGTGAGTTCTTCTTCAATCTCTTTTAGGAAATATAATAACAAAGGAGATAACATTTATTACGAATACTACCTTGGTACCGACATAGACCCAATAGATTACTTATGTGATAAATTAAAAACCCCCACCGTTAAGTGAGGGTTTGGTTTTACTTTTTCAAGTTTTTGATTTGGTCTCTAAGTTCAATCGATTTTTCAAACTCTTGGTTTTCAATCGACTTCTTTAATTCCAATTCAAGTTTCTCAATAGACTTTTGATTTTTTTCGAAGTTTTTGATTTGGTCTCTAAGTTTAACCGCAGATTCAAAATCTTCATTCTCAATTGATTTGTCAAGTTGAGACTTTAAAGATTGTAATCCTCCTGTTTCTTTAGGTGAGTCTCCTCTATAATAAGTTGTTACTTTTATCGTACCGTCATCAGATACTTTACTTTGTGATTTCCATTCACCTTGGTTTAAATCGAAATGAGAGAACATTTCATCGAATGCTCTGAAGATGTCATTGTAATTTCTTCTGTTTCCAAACATAATTTTATTTTTTAATTGAATTTTATTTATTACCTTTGTGGTATTCAAATAATATACCAACTGAATCTTTATGTCAAGATGTCAGGTGAAATAATTATAACCTGACAATTTGTCAAAACATTTGGAGAAGTCCAATATTTGATATTACTTTGTAAAATAAATATAGAAACATATGAACGACTTAATGGACGACGACGACAAAATGATGAGTAAAAAACAAAAGCAATCTGACAGCGGTACTCCCGTTTTGGATAACTTTAGTCGAGACTTGAATAAACTTGCGGAAGAAGGTAAATTGGACCCTGTGATTGGACGAGACAGAGAGATTCTACGAATTGCACAGATTTTATCACGTAGAAAAAAGAACAACCCTATCATTCTTGGAGAACCTGGTTGTGGTAAGACCGCGATTGTTGAAGGATTGGCAATGAAAATTGTTAATGGAGATTGTCCAAGAAATTTAGTCGATAAAAGATTAGTTAACCTTGATTTGACTTCAGTTGTTGCGGGTACAAAATACCGTGGACAGTTTGAGGAAAGAATGAAAGTGATTATTGAAGAACTTACCGCAAACCCACAAATCATTGTGTTTATCGATGAGGTACATACCTTGGTTGGTTCAGGTAACTCTTCAGGTTCAATGGATGGTTCTAACATCTTCAAACCAGCGTTGTCTCGTGGTGAGATTCAAATCATTGGAGCAACAACTCTTGATGAGTTCCGTAAGAACATCGAGAAGGATGGAGCATTGGAACGTAGATTCCAAAAAGTAATTGTGGATGCGTCAACTGTCGAAGAGACAATCCAAATCCTTAAAAATGTACGTGATAAGTATGAGTCTTATCACAAGGTGACTTATAGTGATGAGGTAATCGAAGCTTGTGTTAAATTGGCTGACCGTTACATTACAGACCGTGAGTTCCCTGATAAAGCATTTGATATCTTGGATGAGGTTGGAGCTCGTATGCAGACCGAACTTAAAGTTCCTGAGTCAATCGAAACTTTAAAGAAGGCTGCTGCTGACATCAGACAACAAAAGATTGACGTGGTTAAAAAACAAAACTACGAACAAGCTGCTCAGTTGAGAGACAAGGAGAAAAAAGTGTTGGATAAATTAGAAGCTGAAAAACGTAAGTTTGAGGAGTCTATGTCACAGAACAAACAGACTATCCTATTGGATAACGTTTATGATGTGGTATCCAACATGGTTAAAATCCCTGTTAGTAAAATGAGTGTTGACGACACTAAAGCTTTATTGAACTTGGACAAAGAGTTAATCGGTAAAGTGATTGGTCAGGACTCTGCGGTTGTTAAGATTGCAAAGTCTATCAAGAGAAACCGTTTGGGTATTAAGGACCCAAACCGTCCGATTGGTTCATTTGTATTCTTAGGTTCAACAGGTGTAGGTAAAACTCACTTGGCAAAACAGTTGGCGAAAGAAATGTTTGGTACCGAAGATTCACTTATCCGTGTGGATATGTCAGAGTACCAAGAGAAACACAGTGTATCTAAATTAGTTGGAGCTCCTCCAGGTTATGTTGGATACGAAGAAGGCGGTTTATTAACTGAAAAAGTTAAGAACAAACCATATTCAGTTATCTTATTTGACGAGGTGGAGAAAGCTCACAAAGATGTGTTTACCATCTTACTTCAAATCTTGGATGACGGTCACGTTACAGATAGTTTAGGTAGAAAGATTAACTTCAAGAATACCTTAATCATCTTAACTTCAAACTTGGGTGTGAAGAAGTTACAAGACTTTGGTACAGGTATCGGTTTCTCAAACAGTCCTTACGCTAACGAGGAGGCCAAAAAAGAAGTGTTAATGAAAGAGATGAAGAAATTCTTCTCACCTGAATTTATCAACCGTATCGACGATACGATTGTATTCAACTCATTAACTCCTGAGGACATCAAGAAAATCACTGTGATTGAATTGGCGAAATTAGGTAAACGTCTTAAGGACATGAAGTACACTATAAACTTCGATGATACTTTAGTTGATTATTTAGCTAAAATTGGATTCGACGATATGTACGGAGCAAGACCACTTAAGAGAGCAATCCAAGACAAAGTTGAGGATTTGTTATCTGAAGAAGTTCTAACAGGTAAGATGATTGAGGGTAAAACCTACACCATCAAAGTTGAGAACGAAGAGGTTAAAGTTCAGAAAAAAGGACGATAATAAGAAGGGGGATTTATTTCCCCCTTTTTTTGTATTTATAAGTATGAAAGATTTGATTAGACAGATAGTTAGAGAGTCAGTTAAGGATGATGAGCAAATTCCTCAGTCAAATCTTGATAGACTTATGGGTCAATTTAAGTATCAATTCCCTGACAATCTACAATCTAAAGTACCTGTAATTGGTAAGTTTGTTTCTGACTACATTAAAAAAAATAACATCAAGATTAAATTCTTAAACTCTTGTTATGCTGGATTTGCAGGTGTTAGAACTAAAGACCAAGTCATAATTTGTGCACCATCACAAATGACAACTATCGGAGATTTCCTATATACCGTTTTTCACGAAATTAGACACGAATACCAAATTCGTGATATCAAAATGCCAAACCCATTAACCGAATTTGACTTAGAAGATTTTGAAAATCTTGCAGACCAATACTGGGAAATGGAATTAGATGCAGACCAATTTGCTAAAAATATGGTTGCCAAAATTGTAATTAAGTTGGGTATACCGATTGATGTTGCATCAAGATTATTTTCATTATCTCTCTACATTCAGAGCTATCCATCTATGTCAGGAATGATTAGAGGTCATTTGGCCCAAATTATTAACGGTATTAAACAAATAAAAAAATCGGGGGCCGAATATGAAGATATTCAAGACCACCCGATGGTTAAACGTCATATCGATAAGTTAGAGGATTTTATCTAATGTATCTTTGCATTGGGTCATATTTTACAGATTCCTTGTAGTGTAACTTGTACCCTAATTCTGAAATCATTTTTCTACCCATTTCAATTCCGTTAAAAACGTCTTCAATTACAACATACTCATTTTTTGTATGATAATCGTAATATCCGATTGAGAAGTTAATACAAGAGAAATCAAATTTGTTTCTTAAAGCGTAAACATCGGTATATGGGTGAACCATGTATTGCATATCTTCATTAACCATACCTTCTGTTAATATTTTATCAATTTTTTCAAAAAATTCAGTGTTCCTATCAAATAGTACTTGCCCAAAACATTTTTCAGTAATCATCCAGTTTTCAGGTGCGTCAAATTGAATTCCATAACCTACATTCTCAAAGAATGATTCGTCCGCCTTTTTTGAACCATGACATCCTGTTTCTTCTGAAACAAAGAATGATGCTTTTAAGTACGGTAATTCTTTAAGTAATGTTAAACAGGCGAATACACCACATTTATCATCACCACCAATTCCTGTTGGCATTCCGTGTTGGTTATACGCTTTTAGTGCATCTTTAACCTGTCCTTGGGCGTTAGGTAATTGTTCTTCACGAACAAGGATGGTATCCAACTCGTGTACAGTATCAGTGTGAGCAATCACACATGGGAAATGGAAATCTTCTGGTAATTCAGGTGTTTCTTGTTTTGTCGCATAAACATTGTTATGCTCGTCTACATAGTGTTCGATATTATTCTCGGTTAACCAATTAACCAAAAATTCAACCATAAGGTCTTCTTTGTATGTTTTACTTGGAACGCTAAGAACTTCTTTTAGCAAGTCTATATTTTGTGTCATACCACAAAGATAGGTAATTAATACATATCTTCCAACTTAAATAATGAAGGTTGGTATAAAAATTGTTTAAAATTTTCTTCATCCAACTTAATATCTTTAAGTACTTGAGTTCCTCTATCTTTAATTGTCAATATAATCGACATATTCTCAGGTTGAAAGTCTTTAATTGAGAATATAATATCCTTGTCTTTAGGGGTTTCGTACCATGTTTTCATTTTAAATTTATTTAAAACACGGGCTCTAAATTCAATATAATCTTTAATGGTGTATTCAGAATCACTATCCTCATCCATCTTTTCTATTATTTTTTCAAATTGATTTTCAACGGTTCTATTGAATGATTCTGTATCAAACTTACTTTGGTCTCTATATTCATAATTATTCTCATACCAACCACCTACATCACTACCCAATTTATTTGAGATGATTTTGGTAACCATTTCCTGCGCGCTTGAATTAAATAGGTTTAGTTGTAATGCCTCTGAGAATAAATCTGCCAAAGTAATTGTAGCTTCATCCATATCATAACTAAGGTCGATACCCATCTCATCTAATTTATCGTCAAACTCGGATTTAATAGATTCTTTAGCAACTTGATTCATTTCATTGTCTTTTTCTATAGAGTAGTCACTAAGTATGTAATCAATTTCCCTTGGGAAAATATCTGACATTAATCCATGTAATTTTTTTCTATATTCGTCGTCATCGAGATTAACTTCCTCATTAGATATCAGTCTTCCCGCAATTCCTTTAAGGGTTTGGGTATTTTCCTCATTCAAGTCGTATTCAAAAACATATCCTTCGTTGAAGTCCTCATGTATGGTGTAACTATCGGTAAATTCATACCCATTACCATAAGATGACATTATAACATCTCTAAACCACGCATCATCAGTACTTAAACCAATTTCTTCTAAAAACTTTTCCTTTTCACCTAACTTAATGGTAATCAATGACTGACCTAATGGATTTTTAACACGAATGTCGTCAATGGTTTCATCCATATCAAATAAATCATTTGTCGTAATTTTACCTTTTGAGAAATTTCTGAGTGCAAGTAACGTATTACCATCATTTTCTACCTCATCTGTCTGTTCAGTTAAAATGACTTTCTTTACCAAACGTATAAGGTCCGATTCCGTTAATTTTATTACCCTCATTAAACTTTTTTTAAATAAATATCTTTTCTGTTTGGATTATACATATTTATCCTTATCTTTGTACTCACAAACAATAAGATATGTTTGTTTCTTTGAAATTATGGGGATGACACGGTAATTGATTGGTATGCAATTGCTTAGGTGGCACGTCGGAGCTGAATTAACTCCGTTATCAACTGGTTTAAAACAATCAAATGGCAATACTTTTGCTAAGCTTTCTGCTTTAGGTTTAACTAGAGAAGAAGCTGTTGTTACTATCTAAGATAGGGAACAACACTCGGGTCGGTTAGGACATACACCCAGGAACAGAAGTCCAACATACGGGTGACAGGTTAGAGCTCGTTTAAAATAACTCTAAGACCAAGTTGTTTGCAGGTAGGGTTCTCACATACATCAAACCTGATATTTTGGAACATTGAGAACCAATGTTATAATAAACGTGTAGTCACTTACGTTATTCGTAAACAAGACGAGGGTTCGAATCCCTCCATCTCCACCAAATAAGGGACCCAATTTGTGGTCCCTTTTTTTAATAGTATTTTATATGGGATTAGATTGTAATATATGTAGTAACAAGTGTTATGGAATACCAGGACACCATGGGAGTTGTTGTACGATTGAGGATAGAGATTTTATCATCGGACCTCATTCTGATGCCGAAGAATTTGTTACAAAATTATCAGATAAGTTAGGAAGAGAAATTGAATACAGAGAAGTTTTTGTAGATTACGAAGAAGGGAAAACTTTATTTCCAAATAAATCAACTTGGCAAAATCCTGATTCATATCCAGCATTTAGAGTAGATTTTTATAACCCAAGACTTCCATGTATTTTTTACAATACAAAGGTCAAAGCATGTTCTATGTATGATATTAGACCTAAAACGTGCCAAGAATACGAATGTGAGTATCTATCAAATAACACATAATTTAAAACCTTCACTGAACGTGAGGGTTTTTTTATTATAAAAATTTATTATAATTACAGAATGAATATAACAAAATTAATAATTGCAACCCTATTGATGATATTAGGTCAGATAGGTTCTTTTTTGCAATTACAAGGAGGGATTAAGTTCGGTTGGTATGAAAAGTATTTGTGGGTTATCTTATTGTGTAGTGTACCAATAAGTTACATATACATTAGAGCGGTAAACTTATATGTTGACGCATTTGAAGGTCAAATATGGCCGAGTAGGTTAATTGGATTTGCTCTTGGTATTATGGTCTTTACCCTACTATCAACTCTTTTATTTAAAGAAGATATAACACTTAAAACAGGTATATGTCTTGGTTTATCGGTTTCCATTGTTGCCATTCAATTGTTTTGGAAATAATGGGTATTTATCTATATGAAATTTATAGGTATTTTATTAAAGGAGGGTCGTAAAGAAGATTTAAAGAAAAAATATTCTACAAAGTTCAATGAACAAGATTTAGAATTTATTTTGAATATTTCCGATTTAAAAGATTTCAATCACAAGTACACCGATTTTGTATTAAAAAATACGGATGGCGATGGTGAATTAGATACTGATGAATTAGAACACCTTGTAGGTCTTATAAAAGATTTTAATAAATATTCAGGTCAATTTCCTAAAAAAGATATAAATCAATACATGTCTCTTAATGAGCTTGAGAGTGTAGTCAATTTTGTAAGAACTAAAAACAAAGATAAGGAATTAGAAGGTCAAGCAAAAAAGATTTACGAAAAGGGAGACTTTGTAGTTATCCAACCAAAAACTGAACAAGCTTCGTGTAAATACGGTTCAAATACAAAGTGGTGTGTTACATCAAAAGACTCAGGACATTTTGGTAGATACACTGCAGGTCGTCAAGGATTATATTTCATAATCAACAAAGCCAAATCGACAAATGCAAACTACTCAAAAGTTGCAATACATTTTGATGATGGTGGAAATATTAAATACTGGGATTCTCAAGATTCTCCAATGACTCAAAGGGAAATTGATGTCTTTGAATACGCCTTTCCTGAAATGATTGATTCAATTAAAGATGATTATAAATTATACTCTGTTTCAATAGCAGATAGAGTTTTAGCTCAAATTTTTAACTCTATTGGAGAAACTTCTGTTGGGACATCAAATTATTTAAATTCACGTAATGACTTGTCAGTACATATTAAAGGATTTCAAAATACATCTGATTTAGGTTTCGGTCGTTCACAAGCTGAATTGTCAATATCATTATATTCTGTTGACGGAGGTAAGTTAATTGATGGATACGAAGTTTTCATAACATACAAATCTAAAGACAGTGATTCATTCTCCGCCAGTATAGGTTTTATGAGTGATGATGAAGTAACAGGAGATGATTTAACAAACCTTGGCCTTGAAGATTGGGGAATTGATGTAACATATAATATTGGTAAGAATCCTGTGGAAACCGCAGAAGGAATTAGAAGACACATTTGTAGTCGAGTATTAAACCATATTCAGAATAATTCAGCACTTTTACAAAAAATCGCAGGAACTTCAAAGGTTTGGAGACCTGATAGAGCCAATTACGGATACACATTTAGTAAGAACAAAGGTCTTATCAAAAAATTGGTTGACTATTTGGATGAGGGTACCATTGGAACAAAATTAGATTTCTTAGAATCTATAGGAAAACTTAAATCCAAAATTGTTGACGGTAAAAAATATTATTCTAAAAATGGTGACTATCTACCATCATCTCAATGGAGAGGGTATTTCTCGTCTTTCTTTGCGTCTGCAAAAATGGCAGGAATTTTAACTTACAGAAAAGTAGGTACAGGTTATTTCTTAACTAAAGGACCTAATTTTGAAGCATTCAAAGAAGGTCAACTTAAATCCATTTAACGTTTAGATAATCTGCGAAAGTAGATATATAATCCAAAGAAAAGCCCCGCAATACAATACAAGACGAAGTTCGCTTTCCATAAACTTCCTGTCAGTAATATTAGGGAATACTGCACGGCATCGAATCCAAAAGGATTGAAGAATAACGCGAGCATTAAAAATACCTGCGATAGGTTGTCTTGAAGAGTCCTTCTCCACGTTTTGATTTTTTCCACCATCTTCCATATTTCGGTATTTAATTTTTATGCCAGTAGACAGTTGTTTTTCATATAAATATCTTATCTTTGCTTTATGGAAAAGTTCAAGAACAAAGAAGACTTCAAAACTTGGGTTAAGTTAAATACTGAAACCAAAGAGGAGAGAGCTGCCCGTATGAAAGAGTGGTGGATGACTTTAAAACCATTCAAAAATCGACACGATATCCCAACCTTACCAAAAGTAGACAAACAAGAATGGGAAGAATTTTACGTACCTAAATTGATTGAAGCAGGAGCAATCCCTAAAAAGGATTTAGTTGTTGGTGAATACTATGTTGGAAACCACAGATGTACAGGAATTGGAAAATGGAATGGTAACGTATTTGAATATTGGAAATGGGAGTTTTTTCCTATGGAAGATGAATGTAACCATTTCGAAGATGATGATGGATTTGCCTTATTTGTACCAATAGGTATCGGTACCAAAGAAGAGTTTGATAAATACAATTACGAAAATTGGAAGAAAGAAAAAGATAAAAAATAATAAAATGAAAGTAATATTTTTAGATAATGACGGAGTAATCTGTTTGGCAAATAATTGGGGAGGTCGTTCTAAGAAATGGTCAAAATATCGTTCTGCTAATCCTGAATCAAGTAAGTTAATAAGTGATGGACCTGTGAACGTAAGATTTGATGATTTTGACCAAAAAGCCATCAAGGTTTTAAATGAAATTTTGGAAGAAACAGGTGCTGAGATTGTAGTATCTTCTGATTGGAGATTTCACGCAAACTTAGAAGAATTAGGTGAATATTACCTATCTCAAGGAATCTTAAAAAAACCTATTGGATTTACAAAAAAATTAGGGGAATGTGATGTACCTCAAAACTTCATATGGTCTCGTCAGTGGGACTTAGAACAGTCAAGGTCCTTAGAGATACTTCAATACCTTAGAGACAATTTAGAGGTTACAGAATGGGTTGCAATTGACGATTTAAACATGGGTATCCCACAGACTCACGAAAGTTGGGGAGAAATGGAGATGGATTGGGGTTTAACTAATTTTGTCTTAACCCCAAAAAGTACTGAAGGAATCAAACAATCGGGGATAAAAGAAAAGGTAATCAAGTATTTAATGTAATGGGACAAGTAGACATTAAAAGAATACTAGAAGAAAGAGGACCTACTGGAAAATTAGAAGGGAACGCTCCTGAAGGGTTTGTTTTGGTTCATGAGGACACATTAGAAGAATTGAAAGATTTTGAGGTTTGGAAAGAATGGAAACATAACCAAATTTCTATTAGAGAATTAAACAATAAACACTTTGTTAAAGTGTAAAAATTTGTTACATTTGTAACACAGTTAAAGGCGTTAGGTGTATGTGAATTTGAATCGAGGTAGAACTTGACAAGGTAAACCATAAGACCTTAACGTATGGTGGTCAAACTATTGTAGTTGCCTGCAGCGACGAACGGAAGTGCACTCTCAGGGGATACCCCAATAGTCCCTGACCACCTTTTTTTATTTTTAAATTATGAAAAAACAATTATTAAGAAGAAGAGAATCCAAACTTGGAGGAGTTTGTGGGGGGTTAGAAGATTATTTTGGAGTTGACGAAACAATATTTCGTGTTCTTTTTTTAATTGGGATTTTTACCCCTTTACCATCAATTTTTACATATCTTTTACTTTGGGTTGTAATCCCAAAAGAACCGAAATTTTAATATGAACAAAGTAATTAAAAACCCAACTTTATTTGTCGATATTGACGGTACTTTAGTTAAGTATAGGAAGTTCAGTGAACTTGCCGAGTCAACATTAACTCCAATTCAAGACGTAATTGATTACGTGAATAATCATCATGACAATGGTTCTGTTGTTGTAATTACAACTGCTCGTCCTGATAGTTATAGACTATTTACTAAACAGGAACTTGACACCCTTGGTGTTAGATATAGCCAATTAATTATGGAGATGGGAAGAGGTACAAGGGTAATCTTAAATGATATTGACCCTGAAAATCCTGAACTACCAAGAGCGATTGGTATAAACTTAGAAAGAGATGGTGGATTGAAAGATATCACAATTCCATCTTACATTAGTCCTTATGAATCAGATTAAAGTATCCGCTAAACGACATTTAGCAAAAACAATTAGTTATCGAATAATTAGTACCGCAGTTGGATTCTTAATTATGTGGTGGGCAACGGGAAATATAACATTTGGAGCTGCATTTGGTGTTGCAGAATTATTATATAAACCAATTCAATATTATATTCACGAAAGAGTTTGGTACCGTTTCATTAAATTCGGATTGGTTGAGGTTAAACCGACAAAAAAATCAAAAATAGTTAAAGAAGAGGAATCAACATTACTAACAGGATTACCTGAACCAACTCAAGTTAAAATCAAAAGACTTACGTATACAAAGAAGGCCAACTAATAGTTGGTCTTTTTTTATTTAACTTAGGTATTTATTAATATGTCCAAAGAAAAAGAAATATTAGATATCTTATCATTGTATGAGTCTATTTTAAAGACCAAATCAATTAATGAGGTTTCTAACGCAAGTAGTGAGTTATTTGGTGGAAGTAATGTATCAATCCCTTCGGATGGAGCCCATGGGGGTCAATCAGGATGGCAAAGTAATAATGCTTGGGATATCAAAGCCACAATAGGTACACCTGTATATGCAGTTATAGGAGGAACTCTTAAAACATATACTGATTATGGCCCGACACCAATAAAAAAAGATGGGAAAACTTTATTTGGGGCAGGATTTACTGTTGATAGTGATGATGGTCTTCCAGACGTGTATTATACTCACTTGAAAGATGTGACGGTAAAACAAGGTGATAAAGTTACGTGTGGTCAACTTTTGGGTTATGTTATGGACTTTCCAGGTAGTGATTACGACCACTTACATATTGGAGTTGAATCAGGTAATGTAAGACAATTCTTAAATGACAACGGGACTTTAAAATGTGCTAACGGACAATCAATTTCAGGAACTACCGTGACAGGAAATAGTAGTGAAACAGCGTATAATGCTGCTACAAGTACTTCGGGGGCTGTAACCGCAAAATCAGATTCAGTATTTGATGCACCTAATGTCGATAAAGACGATTATTTAGTACAAATGGGTAAATCAATTGCAAGTAAATTTCTTAAAACAGAAAATGTTGATGAACAGATATTATCAATATATGAAGATATTCTAACTAACAATAAGAATATCTTAAGTGAATTAGAGTTGGTTCAACTCAATGACACAAGTTATAGTAATCTTAAATACGATAGTGATGGAACTCAATTTGATTCGGTTAATAAACCGTTATTAGATGACCTTGATGCCGCATCAAAAGCTGCGGGTATTACTACAACAATTACCACTGCAAGTACAGGTCATTCTATAAAAACTAAGACAGGTAATACAAGTAGACATGGTCAACAAACCGCTGTTGATATTGCAATCTTAAATGGTGTTGGTGCAGGAGGTGCAACCAATGCGTCCAACGGTAATGCGGAGTTTAGGTCTCTTGGAACCAAACTAGCCAACGCCTTGGTTTCTATGGGTTATACACTAAACACTGAGTCAGGTAATAGTAAAGCGGTCCTGTGGCAAACAAATACAGGTGGTAACCACTTCAACCATTTACACGTATCGAATAACTCAGGAGAGTCAGGAACTGCTCCTACAGTAGATTCAAATTCGAGTGAAACGGCATATAATGCTGCAACAGGGGTTCAATCAGCAAAATCAGGTTCAGTATTTGATGCTCCTAATGTCGCTAAAGACGATTATTTAGTACAGATGGGTAAATCGATTGCAAGTAAATTTCTTAAAACAGAAAATACCCAACTTGGAGAACAAAAAAGTTTTGGTAGAGACGTTAGTAACAGATACGGTAGAATTATAATTCCTAAAGACACTAATCCAAAAATTAAAAGCCCGATATCAGGTGTTGTTTTTAACAAAAGATATTCTTCATCATGTACAAACCAAATTACAATCAAGAATGAGGATAATAAAAAATTCTACCTACAATTTTGTGGTATAAGTTCTCCTATGGTCAGAGATGGTCAATCAATTTCAGTTGGAGATGTTATAGGTAAAACTGATTCTGATGTTGAAGTTACAATGTTAGACGGTTCATGGAATACAGTACCGATTGGTTCGGGCGGTATTAAAACAGATTCTCCTAAAAAAGATAGTTCATCGGGTAAAGACAATAAGAAAAATCAATCGGGTAGGTCATCTGTCTTTGATAGTGATAGAACACCTATAGACAATATCACATCAATGGTATCTTCTTTACCTGCAAAGGCAATTGATAAAGTATTCGGAAATAAATACGATGAGAAAACAGGAGAAATGACTCAGAAAAGATGGGGAGGAGTTGCTGACGAAAGAGAAGTAGACCCATGGATATTAAATTTTATCAAGGACCCACTTGGAAGAAAGAAAGTTACCGAAAACATTGAAAAAATTAAAAGATTATTAAAATAAAAAAACCCACCAATAGGTGGGTTTTGTTTTTCCAATAGAATGTAATTATTTTTTTTCTTCTACTGACGCAGGCGCTTCAGCTTTTACAGAATCTACAGCCACTGCTGCTGAATCTACTTTAACTGAATCTACCGCTACTACAGTTGAGTCAGATTTAACTTCAGTTGATTTTCCGTTACCACAAGAGGCTAACGCTACGATTGTAAAGATTGCTAATACTACTTTTTTCATGTTTTTTTTTATTTGTTTTATTTATTAATAGATTATAAATATAAGAAGGTTAATCGATTATGTCAACTTTTCAAATATTTTTTTTCTGCGGAAAGTGAGGGGCTCGAACCCTCGCGGCTTTTACACCCTACTTGTTTAGCAAACAAGCCCCTTCACCAACTTGGGTAACTTTCCAAAACATTACAATAACTGTAAAAGGTAATAGGATAATTTATATCCTATAAATGCACCTAATGCTGATGGTACTGGAAACACAATTAATTTTCCCAAATCGGTTACGTATTTTGGTCGATTAACTATCTTACCTACAAAAAAGTAATAAGCTAAATAACCTAATAATACCGCAATATCAGCTCTTGTCGCTATAAACACAACAATAGTCGCTCCAATAAACCCGAAAGTAAAATTATCTCTAACTCCTTCCCAAATCTCTTTATTGGTCGCTTCTTTATACTCTTTTACAATTTTCTTAAACTTGGCTCTATTGCCAGTTTTCTTTTTAATTTCATTTTCCATTGTTGGAATAGATGGACTCGAACCATCGACTTTCACCGTATCAGGATGACACTCTAACCAACTGAGTTATATTCCATTGTTGTTGGTACAAATATATTAAAATCATACCATAAAAAAAAATTCCCCTAACTTTTAATTAGAGGAATTCAATATTAGATTTCAACAGTATATTATTTTAAGAATCTTAACTTATACACTGTGGAAAATATTAATTCCTGAACCGTATCAATTTGGTTTTGAATATACGATTCTTTAACTCCTTTTCTTGCTTTCTCAATCATAGTATCTAATGATTTGAAATAATTAATTACTTGCTCAGAACTCTTGTAGTCCTCAGTTTTAACTGAATCATAATTTTTAATAACATCGTACTTACCTTGATAACTTTCGATAATACCGTCCACTAATGCGTCAATACCTTCATAGTACTTTTGTAATGCTTTATGTTCAGAATATGACTTAGTCTGTAAATGAAAAATATGTACTTGAGTTTGAGAATGTAATAGTGTTGACACCATATTCTTAAATCCTGAGTTACTTTTAGTTTCAGGCTTATTTTCCTGCTCATTCAAATGCATTACCTTGAATAGTTGCTCTTTTGTTAATGTTACTTTTTCCATACTAATAAATAGTCAATATGGGTAAAAAATTGCGGAAGGAGTAGGATTCGAACCCACGGTACCTTGCAGTACACTTGATTTCAAGTCAAGCGCGATAGACCAACTCTGCCATCCTTCCGTAATAAGTGTTTTGGTCAACCACTCGCATCCCACCAATCTATTGTATCAAACTTTCTGTAGTCCAAACGATTAAATCTCCTACTACTCATTCTCAACTCACTTGCCTAAGCCTTGTCCGTTGTAAACACTTTGGGTGACTAACGGGAATCGAACCCGTGACAACTTGGACCACAACCAAGCGCTCTGCCAACTGAGCTATAGCCACCATATGTTGCGTGTTTGGGTTTCGAACCCAATTGACCATCCTTATGAGAGATAGTTCTTTTCCTCTAAGCCACGCAGTTTAGAGGTTCTATTAGGATTCGAACCTAAACTCCGAAATCCGTAGTTTCGTGTGCTATCCGTTACACCATAAAACCCTAATCACGGTCATTGTCCCATTTGACAATAATCATCAATACAATCCAAACAATTAAAAACCACATATTCATTTTATTTAGTTACCCGAGCTGGATTCGAACCAACCCTAAATGCACCAAAAACATTTGTGCTACCGCTACACCATCGGGCAATATTGTGGACCAGCCTGGGCTCGAACCAGGGACCTATTCATTATGAGTGAAGCGCTCTAACCAACTGAGCTACAAGTCCAAAATGTGGGAGGAGTAGGACTCGAACCTACGAACTCTAAAGAGGGAAGATTTACAGTCTTCTGCAATTGCCGCTATGCGATACTCCCAAAATAAGGAAAGGAGAAGATGGTTCAGTGGACATCTCCTTTTATGATTGGCATTACTAATGGTAATTTAAACTCCGACGATGTCTTATTCCAACCACTACCAGGTATTTACATCATCATTCCCCAATCAACCTAATATTTTAAGGAAAGTAGAAGATGGGTGCGTGGACATCTACTTTTATGATTGGCATTTCTTCGACTTCATTCAGTCCCCTCGCTTACATTCCAACTCCTTAGAGAAGGTGTAAGGCTTTCCAATCAACCTTTAGCACGCATGAAAGGATTCGAACCTCTGACACATAGTTTTGGAGACTACTGCTCTACCGTCTGAGCTACACACGTATTATTTTTTTACAATTCCCGCCTTAATAAGAAACTTACGAGCAGATTTCTTATTCTTACAAGCTTTTTTTGTTGTCATTCTAATGGCTTTAACCATTTTGTTAATTTCTTTCTTTGTCATGAGGTCGGTACAGGAATCGAACCTGTGTAGATAGTTTTGCAGACTACCGCCTAAACCACTCGGCCAACCGACCCTTTGTTTTACAAATTTAACCCAAATTATTGGGATAATATAATAATGTTGGGTTCTTTTTTTGGATATCAACCTCGGGATATCTTTCTTTAAATTTCATCACATTAAAAGGTTGAGTTATGATATGGAATCCACTTCTTGTCTTAATAAAAGTCATTCCTTGGTCTTTTCCTGCCTCTTTCTGTAACTCGTTTATATATTCTCTCAACGATACTTGGTATGGGTCATGATTGAATCCATCCATTGATACGTTATCAATATCGATAATCCATCTTTTCTCTTGAGTCTTAATCTGTCCAACAACCGAATCAAATAACCCCTTTTGGTTTTGAACTCCATTCTTAATTCTCTCAGCTAAACTCGCCAACATATCCAAAGACACATCTCTGTGATTTTGTTTCTGAACATGAATGTAAGCTCTTGCCTTGAACATCTCACATAGTTGTTTTACCTCATCATATCTCCTTTCCAAATGGTCAATTGATTCAATGCAATATGTTTTGATAGTTCTAACCGACTGATGGTTATCTCTCTCACCTTCAGGTTGGTCTTTCTTACGTTTGAAGACATACAACATATAGAAGTCTCCCTTCTCCTCGAAGTTTAATAACGGTTTTATTATGTTTATGTTATCTATCATCTTATTGTTTTTTATTTAACCATGTCAAAATTAACATTATTATCCGACATTAACTCACGAAGTTCATCCCTTATTTCTTGATAAGCGTCGTACTTATCTTGAGGTAAATTGTCGGGAGCATATTTTGTTTTAGTCCTTAAAGATTGGTCTAATTCCCATAAGACCGACCAAAATTTAAGACCCTTTGTTGCCAATTCAAACTCCTGATTATCTTCAGGTAAATTAAATTCAAGTATTGCTTTCATAATATATGTTTTTTGTGACCCCTCCGAGACTCGAACTCGGGACTCCTTCATTAAAAGTGAAGTGCTCTAGCCAACTGAGCTAAGAGGTCAAATACCCCACTTCACCAGGTTAACGGACTGGCTGCCATATGGGAGTGGGGGTTTCCCGTTAATTCGGGACTCCGTGGTAACGGTCAGAATCGAACTGACGACACCTTGCTCTTCAGGCAAGTGCTCTACCAACTGAGCTACGTCACCTAATGTAGTTCCTGTAGGATTCGAACCTACGACTACTTGCATGTAAGGCAAGGACTCTTCCACTGAGCTAAGGAACTGTAAATTATGTATCGCGTACGGGGTTCGAACCCGTAATCTTCATCGTGAAAGGATGACGACTTAACCAATTTGTCCAACGCGACGTTTAAATCAAGTACAAAATTACAACCAATATTTCAAAGAACCTAACAATTTTAAAACAAAAAACCCCGAACCTTTTTACGAGTTCGGGGTATATAAAAAATTTGGTTTATTTTTATTTTAAAAAATTACTCAAAAATTATATCCGAACTACAATCGCGCATACGCTCATACCAACAAATCGATTTTTGCTGTGTACTAAAGACCATATGTTTTATTGTAGTTTTCATTATTTCTAATATATAGTTCAAAGATAGTAAAAATCTCTGAGTTGTCAAATTATTTTTAATAATCGATTTTATGGTCTTGAGGTAATGTCATACTTTGACCAACAATTACATCCCTAAAACCTTTAGTTACGGGTTCCACATAGTGTGGGTGAGTTAAACCTCCTGGAAACACGATAACATCCCCTTTTTCTAATCTGTAAGTAACATTCTGTCTAGGAAAAATTAGTTTACCTCCTTCATAATCATCAGTTAAACATCCAACCATACTTAACCCACTAAAATCCCAATGAATATCTTTTTCACCGTTAATTAAACTATTAGGTGTATAATGAAGTAAGAATAAATCTCTCCATTTTGTTTCAACAAATTTACTTAATTGTTTTATAGTCTCCTCACTTGAATTTAATCCTATTCCTTTTTCAACATCATACGTACTAAAATAATGTCCCAAATATTTGGATTCAATTTCAGAAAACCAAAAATTATCAAAAATATAAAATGTGTTTTTATCCTCAATATGTAAATCTAATCTTCCATCAAAACCGCTCTTATTTCTAACCGACATTAGTCTTTCAATAAGTTCATCAGTCATGATTTTTGGAAATACAAAAATATCTAAATCTATTTGTTTCATATTATTATTTTTTTATATCCTTTAGGGGCAATATCGGAATCTTCTCCAGGTACTTGATAGAAGTATTCGTCCCATATCTTATCAGAATTTAGGAGATTAGTGTTTTTTATTTCTAATAATTTCCAATCCATTCCTTTATCTGCCTTTCCAACATTCATTATCCAATCATGTATTTTTTTAGCCCCTTCAGGCCAAACAACGTATGCTAACGACGAAGGTTCTAAATCTATTAACCAAAAAGCATCTAATTGTTTTTCAACAATACTCTCAAACGTGAAATTAATATCTTTCTTTATTTTAACATCATCCTCAAAAATAAAATACGGTAAATTCTGCTCAGAACATTCTTTCAATAGCTTTAGATGAGTTAAGGTATTACCATAGATACATTCTTTTATTATACCCCAATCTTCAAACTCATTATTTAAAAATAATTCTTCAATCTCATCCGTAACAATTAAATCACGTCCATCAATTGCGTCATAAAAAGAAAACTTTAGATTGTTTTTTATAAACAAATCTTTAATTTTTGCTCTTCTATCGGGTCTTCTTTTTAATGAAATAACAAAAGTTTTATATAGCATCTTTACTTGTTAATTTAAACATATTATTTATTATATATATAATATAGATAATCATTTTTTTCCGTCTTGAATATTGAAATTAATAACACATCTATGTGTTTTTCCGTAAAATGGTTTAACCGAATGTACGATATCATACGGCCAAATGATTAACATACCTTTTTTAGGTCTGATAAAGTGAGACATCCCTCTAATATGGAATGTAAAAACTCCACTATAAGGATGGTCGGCAATAGGGTCACCGTCAGATAAGTAATAACCTCCTGAGAAGTTTAACATTGTTTCTTCATTTGGTTGCCATCTACAGTGATTGTGAGCATTATGACCTCTACCTTCAGTTGGGTTATAATATTGAATCCAGCTCTCGGTAATATCAGGTTTTCTATTGTGTTGGAACCCTAACATGTCTAATAACTCCATATAACCACTCTCAACCCTTTGTCTAATCTTCTTAACGTTCTCATTGTTGATGTCAAGAAAGTCGTTAGGCGGTGTCCAAAAACGACTACCAATAGGATTATACTCTGTAGGTTCCACCCACATTTCTCTCTTATCGTAATTCACAGAATAATTTGATTGTCTGTTAATGTCGTATTGTTCAGGAAGTTCCTGACCCATTAACTTTTGTTGGGGAGTTAGATTCTCAAACCCAAACGTGTATACCTCATCATGGAATTCATCGTCACCGAAAACTTTCATGAATACGGGAATTGGAGCCAAATGAAATAAATTCGGTTGACTAGTTTTAACTAAAGGATTTTGTACGTACATAATTTACTTTCTTGTACCCCAAATCGGACTCGAACCGATACGACCGAAGTCACAAGTTCCTAAGACTTGCGCGGCTACCATTACGCCATCGGGGTAAATATCATTATCGCTTCAGCCACATCGGGAAAGGCGCCTCTCCCGCGTTGTTTAAGTGTGTATCTTGCGCCGTATCTCACTGAGCTACGATAATGATTGTGATTCGGATAGGATTCGAACCTATGACCTACGCATTAGAAGTGCGTTGCTCTATCCAGCTGAGCTACCAAACCAATTTTGTACCGAGGGAGGGACTCGAACCCTCACGGTCGTTACTGACCAAGGGATTTTAAGTCCCTCGTGGCTACCATTACACCACCTCGGCGTTATTTTACAAAGATAGTGAATATCTCTGAAAAAGTCATAAAAAAACCCCGAACTTTTTTGGTTCAGGGTTGAATATCTATAAATAGAACGGCTCTGAACAAATTACGGCATAAGTCTTCTTAATAGACCTTGTCTATCAAGTAATAACGTATGTAATAATGTTGTTCTCATGTTTTATAAATATGTCTTAATTTGCGAAGCTCTGCTCAAAATAAGTATCGCTTGCGTTTTCTTCAATGTTCTCTGTATGATTTAATGTAACTATTTTTGTGTTGAAGTCAAATATAAAGTTACCATCGGACCCTTCATTAATTTCCCATCCACCATAATTTCTTGATAATTCTCCGTAACACCAATCCTCAATTCCTGCAGGAACTTGGTCATTATTTTCTTCAAACGAACTCTCCATATAACCTGAATCACCTGACCCATTATAGGTTACAGTTAGGACACCATCATTGGGAATTTCGACATCGGAAAAATACAGTTCCATCCAACTATCAAACCTTTCAATATCCTCTTCTGAATCATATTCTCTTGAACTACCTTCACCTCTATCATAAAAAGACCACCAATGACTTAATTGAATTTTTTTAGCATCAACATCAATATCATATTCTAATCTCTGATAATTTATATTATCATCATGTTCTTTAATTAACCCCTCATCATCACAATATTTCATTATTTTTTGAAGTATTGGTATTAATCCTGATGGAATATCCGCATTATAGTTATTAGTGAAATGGGTAATATAATTCCAATCGATATCATCATAACTAAATGTCCATCCATTATCTATGTCAATTTCAACATTACCATCTTGCATCCCCATTGAACCTAAGTAATTGGATACTCTTTTTAAGTATTGTTTTTCTTCTGGTGTTAAAAGTTCTTTCATACTTATAAATATCAGTCAGTGAATTCTAATTTTATTGTTTTTAACATCCACTGAGGTCGTTGATTTGTAGATATGTTATTTACCCACTCTTTGGCTGACGGAATGTAGTTATTACAATCCTCTTTTATATGTTGTTCTCCAATATATCTTGTGTAAACGGTATCCCCGTCACTGTTTTTGAATTCAGTACCAAATCGTTTTTCCATTTCAAAGATTCCTTCACTATGATGTCTAAACATTCTATGAAGTGAATCTCCAAACCATCCTTTGGTTTCATCTAACCATTCGTGTAAATGAATGTAGTCCTCAGGTTTCCCACCAAACTTTTTGGCGGATGATTTTGCATGTAAGTTTGGATGTGCCATCGTTTATTTGTTTGTGGAGAATAAGAGACTCGAACTCTTGTCCCCGCCGTGCAAGGGCGGTGCTAAACCAACTCAGCTAAATCCCCTAAAGTGGAGCTTCCAGTCGGGCTCGAACCAACGACCTGCTGATTACAAATCAGCTGCTCTACCAACTGAGCTATGGAAGCATTTGTGGGTGTATGCTCATCACATACTCTTGGGTTCCCACAACCCTTGGAGCGGTAGACAGGGTTCGAACCTGCGACCTCGTACTTGGAAGGAACGAGCTCTACCAACTGAGCTACTACCGCTTAAGAGTGTAGTGGCGGATATCACACCTGAGGTTACTACACATATAACCCTCTTTGCGGTCCCGACGGGATTCGAACCCGTATCTCGCACCGTGACAGGGTGGAATTGTAACCATTCAACCACGGGACCAAATTATGGGGAGTTTCACCCCAAACTTTTTACTGTGTTAAAATATGTTGGTGTTCACCGATTACTCGTTTTAAACTACTAACATATCTTTTGTCTTCTGCATAAACCTTACCAAGGAGTGCAAGGTACTCTTTTTTTGTTAAATCACTTTTGTTTCTTAACATAAAATTTTGCCATAAAGAGTAATCGTATACACTAAAGTTCCAATCTTCATAACTTGAGTATCCACTTTTGGTTTTACCATTTGCCGATGACTCCCTTTTTGTTGGTATTTTCATACCAAATAAGTTGTTTGCCGATTTGAACAACTTGGAGGTAAATTGACCTGACTCTAATACCGCTTGTGCGAATACCACATCAGGGAACTTAATCCCGTACTTCATTATCTGCTCATACAAATTTTCTTTTGTAATACTCTCTTTAGTATTTGAATCAATCTGTACTTGCTTCTCTTGTGCTTTTGTTGTTATTGTTCCTAACAATAACAATCCAGTCAATAAGAATGTTTTTAACATCATTTCTTTCTTTTTGTCTGTTTATGCTTCAGGATTTCTCCATCCACGATACTACAACATTGGAATTTTTCCACCCACCACAGCTGCTCCACCAAGATTCGAACTTGGATAAATTGATTAACAGTCAACCGTAATAACCCTTATACGATAGAGCAATATAATAATAATCAAACTTTTCCATAAGGAAAACTTTTGTCGGGATAGCTGGATTCGAACCAACGGCCTCCACGTCCCAAACGTGGCGCGATACCTGACTACGCTACATCCCGTACATAAAAAAACCCTGAAGTATTAGTTCAGGGTTTAGATAATTGGCTATAATATTGTTACCAACCACTCGCTTCTGAACTTACGCAAATAGTGCCTGCATCCCCATTAGGAGTTGTCGGTGTGTCTAAATTTGTATTTGTGTTCATAGTTTTCATAGTGCAATATTACAATAAATATATTATAAATCAAATAAATTCTAAATAAATCTCAATTAATTAGACGCTCCCCTAAAATAAACGTCATTTGTTGAGTTAAAACCAATCATCATTCCAAATCCGCCATGAGTAGTGTATACTCGATATTGACCTTGTGGGATTACATTTCCTGTATAATTGATTACGTAAGACGATAGTTGTCTATTAGTGTTAATAATTGTTTGAGTATTATTACCGCTTGAGGTTATTCTGTTTCCGTTTTTAGCATAATAACCAATTTGATTTTGTCTTTTTGTGTCATTATTCATCGCTGACGTTGGTATAAGTACCGTAACCCATCCCCAATCGTTGAACGTACCTTTAGGTATTTTAACAGTTGTAAAATTATAGGCTAATTTTGGGTTATTATAAGAATCCACATCTCCAGTTACTTGTGGTACTTCGGTTTCGATAACCTTTAAAGATGCGTCAGTTTTCCAAAAAGGTATATTATAATAATTAATTAAATCATTAAAATTAGAACTTGTAATACCATTCACAAAAAAAGAAAGAAATCTTGTTCCTGTTGATTGTGAATGTCTTTGAGTTGTTTTTAAATAATCCACAACTTTTCTTGGACTTTTGTTAATTCTACTTTCAACAAAAATGTAAGCCTTTGGTTCAACCGTTGAAACAGTCGGTGATGTAGACATTGTTCTTAGGTCTTGTCCCTGAGTTGATTCAATTGAAGTTTGTTTAACTGGTTCATACACGTCATCTTTACTACAAGATACGAATAATACCGATGTTGCGAAAATCGCAATAAATAATTGTTTTAGTTTCATAGTCATTTTTTTATATTTTTAATTCTTAACAAAGATATGGAAATAATTTGATTTTGGAAACTTTTTACAGATATTTATTATTATGATGATAGACAAATTTATTACGTGTCTTTTGGGAATTAACCAAAAATATGAGAACTCGGGAGCTTTGAGATGTGGAAAACCTCGAACCATAAAATATTGCTAAATCATTAGTATATTAGAAAGGGGTCGAAGTTCGTCCCCTTTTTTGTTTTTATTAATTAATTAAACTATGTTTGTAAAAATTGGATTAAAATGAGTACGGTATTAGTATTAAATTACGACTATACCCCTCTTAATGTAACAAGTGTTAGGAGAGGTTTTGTATTGGTGGACAAAGGGAAGGCTGAAGTTATAAAATCAGACGAGAATCCTATTGTTGCAGGATACAATGTCTACGTACGCCCAGTTATCATCCGATTATTAAAGTACATAAAATATCAGGTTAGAAAGTTAAGGGCGAACAGGACAAGAATATATAAGAGAGATAATCACGAATGTGTTTATTGCGGGTCAAAAAAAGATTTGACGTTAGACCACGTTACCCCTAAATCAAGAGGTGGAGGTAATGAATGGACTAACCTTGTAACGTCTTGTTTTAAATGTAACTTAAGGAAAGGAAATAGAACACCTGATGAGGCGAAGATGTTTATGAAACAAAAACCTTATGTACCAACATTGATTAATGATAACGCAAACCTTCAAAAGGTTTGGAATGATTATCAAAAATCATTTGTTTATTAGAAAAATTTACTAAATTTAAAAGTACACTTATGACAACAGAGATTAAACTAAAAGTAGGTATAGTTCTATCAGTTTTAACACTATTATGGTCGACAGTAATGTGGAGTAATAGTATTGAAACCGTTAAATTACAGTCAAATACGATTGATAGTTTACATGACGAATTATTTATCATCAAAGTTGAAAACTTTAGACATGAGTTAACTCGAGAAGAGATTCTCAAACCAAATAAAAAAATAAATAAACAATACGAAGAGTATTACAATCACGAAACAGAGTAAAATGCAAGAAGCGAATTACACAAACCCAGAACAAGAAGGTAAAGGACAAAAACCTCAAGACCTAATTAACGCATCATTAATCTTCGCGAGAGCTTTAGGTTTAATCTTAAAGAACGGTGAAGGTATTGTTGTTGATGTTGTAGGAGATATTAATTTAGGACCTGAAGTTAAAAAAGTTATTGTATTTGAATACAATAACCAAGTTCACATTTATAAATGTGAAGAAGACTTAGAAGAAGGAACTGCTGTAAACATGGATTCAAATAATAATGGTCCTGAAGTTATAGAACCAAATGCAGAGCCTGAAACTGAGGCATAATTTTTTTTTAAAAACATATAAATGAGAGTATTAGGATTTTCAGTTGGACACGACAAAGGTGCTGTCATCATTGAGAACGGTAAAGTTGTTGTTGGTATAACCCAAGAAAGACTTACCCGAATAAAACATGATGGGGCATATCAAGGTGGTCTAATACCATTTGAATCAATTAACTATTGTTTAAATGCTCTTAGCATTACACATAGAGATATTGATTACTATGTGTATAGTACAACCGAAATTGAAGATACTGTAGGTTCTCAATTTTTTTCAAAATATTATGACCTTAAGGTAGAAATATTAAATTTCATTCCTCATCATTTGGCACACGCATATTCGGCATTCTTTAGCTCAGGGTTAGAGGACGCCGCGGTAATTGTTGCAGATGCCTCAGGAAGTATCGTTACTTTCAAAAATAAAACACACATTTGGTATGACCCAAAAGAATATAATTTAGACACTGATTCTGATTGGGCTGAAGGAATTTCTATATATCATTTTAATAAAAATGAACATAAAGAACTTTATAAAAAATGGATAAAATATCCCGTTCCTATTAACACAGATGAAGGAGTTTCGTTGGGTACCATGTACTCAACAGGCTCTCTTCAATTAATCTACGAACCAAACACTCAAACATGGCCCGCAGGAAAATTAATGGGGTTAGCTTCTTATGCTAATGAAGATATTGTAAATGAGGCACCGTTTTTTGTTGAGGAAAAGGAAGATGATATTTACATTTCTAATAATAACATATACCCAAAAGTTTCTTGGAAATCTGATTTCTATTCAAAAGCTTGTGTTGCTGGGATTTACCAACGAGAACAAGAAAGAGCGTCTTTAATGTTGGCAAATATGACCAAGAAATTTACTGATTCTAAAAATATATGTGTTGTTGGTGGGTCTTTCTTAAACTGTAATTCAAATGAGAAAATTTTGAACTCAGGTCTTTTTGAAAACTGTTATTTTTTACCTCCAAGTGATGATAGTGGAATACCATTAGGTTGTGCTTGGTTTGCATACCAAAAACTAACAGATATTGAGGAAACAGAAATGTTAAGTCCTTATTTTGGTAGGGAGTATTCTAAAGGTGAAGTTTTTGCAGCACTTAACGAACATCCTACATTAGTTTATACCGAATATGAAAATTTTGATGATTTAATTGAAAACGTAAGTTTCTCATTAAGTCAAAATAGAGTTATTGGATGGTTCCAAGGAGGGTCAGAAATTGGCCCAAGAGCGTTAGGAAATCGTTCAATTATTGCCTCACCAATTAACTCTTGGATGACAGGTCATATTAATAGTGATATTAAACGCAGAGAATGGTATAGACCTTTCGCCCCTGCGGTTTTATTTGAACATCAAGGAGATGTGTTTGAAAGCTCTGTTTATTCCCCATACATGTTGGTAACAACAACCGTTAAAGAAGAGTGGAGAAATAAAGTACCTGCAATCACCCACATTGATAATTCATCAAGACATCAATCTGTTACGGTAGAAAATAATCCAAGATTTTATTCGTTAATTTCTAAATTTAACGAAAAAACAGGAGTTCCTGTTTTATTAAACACTAGTTTTAACGGACCTCACGAACCTATTGTTGAAACCCCAATGGACGCAATCGGAACCTTTCTAAGTTGCAATCTTGATATCTTAGTACTTAATAATATTGTAATTACAAGAGGTTAATATGAGTTCAATTTATGGATGTTTTACTGGTTCCCACAGTGCTACCGTTGCATTAATGGTAGACGGAAAAGTGGTATCCGTAATCGAAGAAGAACGAATAACCCGATTAAAGGCTGGAGATAATTACGATGTAAACGCCGATTTATCTTTAGATTCAATTCAAAAATACACAGGGTTAAAAATGACGGACGTAGACTATAATGTGTTTGCATTACCAACCCCTGATGGGTTTGCCCGAAAAGTAACAAACAATCATTACGAAACTGTAAGTCATCACACCGCACACGCCTATGGAGCGTACTACACAAGTGGTATGGAGGGTAAAACCATGACAATCACTTATGATGGTGGAGGTGATACCAGTGTTATGAAAATATTTCTATGTGATGACGGTAAAATGACCCTCCTACATAGTTTTCCAATGTCTTCATATGGTAGCCTTTCTCACGTTTGGGGATTCAGTACATCTTCAATTATGGGTTATAATATTTTTGGCGAAGGAGTTTGGAAGATGTGTAAGGATGAGGGTAAACTTATGGGTATGGCTGCTAATGGTCATTACAATGAAAGAATTTACAATGAACTAAAATCTTGTATTAACTACGAAAACTTAAGATTTTATCCATCATCTAATAACAGTAAAACTCAATTTGTTGTGGACATGATGAAACTCAAAGGGCTATTGGACACACCACACCAAAGAGAGATTTTTTCATTTAACTTACAAAAATTAACCGAAGATTTGTTTTTAAAATTTTTGGATGACTTACACAAATTATACCCCGACTATAAGAACTTATGTTTTGCTGGCGGGTTATTTGCCAATGTTAAATTAAACCAAAAGATTAATGAGTTGGAATGGTTAGATGAAATGTATGTTTATCCTCCTATGGGAGATGAGGGACTTGCATTGGGTTCCTGTATATACAAATCGGTTGAACTTGGAGAAATAAGTAAACCATTTAAGTTTGATAATATGTTTTTTGGAATGAGATATTCTAATGATGACATATTTGAAACTTCTAAGAGATTTAGATTTGTTAGGGAGCCTTACATACCTTCTAAAATTGCGGAAGAAATTAATAATGGTTTAATTGTTGGATGGTTCCAAAACGGGTCCGAACATGGCCCAAGAGCATTAGGTGCCAGAAGTATATTAGTAAGACCTACAGACATAGATACCCATCAATTATTGAACGAAAGATTGAAAAGACATGATACTATGCCATTCGCTCCGATAGTATTAGAAGAACATTTTGATGAGTTATTTACTCCATCAAAATCAAAATATACCGCAGAGTTTATGACATTATGTTATAACACCAAAGAAGAATGGATTAATAAAATACCTGCTGTCATTCAAAAATCAGATAAAAGTGCCAGACCACAAGTAGTTGTGAAGTCTAAAAACAAAAAGTTTTGGACCATATTAAACGAATACTATAAAATATCAGGAATTCCTGTCTTATTGAATACGTCATTTAACAGTCATAACGAGCCAATTATTGAAAACCCTACACAAGCGTTTATTACTTTACGTAGAGGGGTTATAGATAAACTAATAATAGAAGATTATGTATATTACCCTGAACCAAGAAACGTTATCACTGAATTTTAATCCGCACCCGCAACTAAAAATTACAGGTCCTGACCCGTTATATTACGTTGAATTACGTGAATATAAGAAGGGTGAAGACCAATCAGTTAGTATCGAATCTTACAAAGTAACTAATGGAGGGGATATAGATTGGAAAGATAGGTTTAAATGTGGAATTGAGTTTTACTGTGATTTTGAAATTTCTGTTCACAAGTACATTCCTGACTATGGGATGAAAAGAATATTCACTCACAGATATAATGATTACGGTAAGATGGTCTTATTTAACTTAGTCACCAATAACATTAACGAAGCTAAATTATGGTCACAAAGAGTAGATGAGTATCAACGTATTCATGGGTGTAAGGTAGTGTTACATTCCCAATTTGATAAAATTAATAAGAAGTATCTAACTTATTATGAAACAGGAGGAATTGATTATTATAAAACTTATAACATTGGGAGATTTCCAAAACAAAGTACTGATTGGAGAACTATTGACCCTCGTAAAGAAGGAGTTATTTGGTATGGATATTGGAAAACATTTTGGTCGTATCAACACCCAAGACCATGGAATACTTTAAGTAGTCAAGAAATTGTTGATGACATATTGGGACTTTAATATTTTTTACTTATCTTTGTAAAAAATAAAACATATGGATATAGGACAAGATTTTCAAAATTATTACGTAAAACATTTAGGTAAACCTTCGTTGGATTTACATAATTTTTCAAACCATATTGAGTCATCTATGACTCCTTATATTCTTGAAGAAAGAGAACTGAGAGCAACTCAAATTGACATTTTTTCGAGATTAATGAGAGATAGAATTCTATGGGTTGCGGGTCCTGTTAATGACCACATGTCAACTATCGTTCAGGCTCAGTTAATGTTCTTGGATTCAAACGATAAAGCCGACATTACGATGCATATCGATTCTCCAGGTGGAAGTGTAAAGTCAGGATTGTCTATGGTTGATGTAATGAATTACATAGCTTGTGATATTAGAACTATCAACACTGGTATGGCGGCATCTATGGGTTCAATACTATTGGGTGCAGGAACCAAGGGTAAGAGAAGTTCGTTGAAGTTTTCAAGAACAATGTTACACCAATCTTCAGGAGGTGCTGGTGGTAATATCCAAGATGCGAGAGTTTCCTTCAAAGAGTGGGAAAAAATTAACGATACTTTATTCGACCTATTAGGAGAATACTGTGGTAAGACTGCGGAACAAATTAAACTTGACGCAACCCGTGATTTGTGGTTGGATAGTCAAGAGGCTTTAGACTACGGTATTATCGATGAGATAGTAAAAACAAAAAAGAAGGGTGTTTAACCCTTCTTTTTTTTAGACTTTAGAACACCCCCCTTTGTTTTTGTTAGTCAGTTTATAAAATAACGTTTTATCGTCATTTTGCCTTATTAGACTGCCGAGGCAAGAGCTGTTTTACCTTTATCAAGTAAACCTCCTAAACCTCCACTGTCTGCCATACCTGTTTTTAATTTGTCATATACTCCAGATGCTTTATCATTCATTTTTCCAAATAGTTCACAAACAATACCACTAAGTTGTTTCTCTAAACTATTTACAAATTTAGTATCTTTAACGACACCACCTAAGGCGTTTCTTATAAACGTATATCCATCACCTGAAAGACCTTTGTCTTTTTGAATCATCATAAATACGGCTTCTGAAAGTGAGTTGGCAATTAAGGTTGTTAACGCTTCACAACTCTTAAGAGCTTTAGCTAATTCTAATGGGTTTGTTGTAATAAATGAAACTAAGAAATTTTTGAAATACCCTCCAAGTCCAAGTGAACTTAAAAGTGAATTAACCAAAGGTTCAACTATAGTTTCAACAGCTCCTCCAAATGAATTACCAAAGATTTTACCTAAAAAATCCCATAGTTGTTCATTTATCATACCTTGTTCATCAAGGTAATTAATCTCGGCCAAAAGAGAGTACATGATTTTTTGTTGTTTCTCTTCAGATAATCTGTGAAAGTTTTTTGTATTACTTTCAGATTCAACAATCATCATGATTCTACTTTCAACTAATTTTTGTTCAATTAAAAGTTTCTCTTTTCTTTCTTTAGTCTCTATAATAGACCTTTTGATTTTATTTTTTAACATCGTTGTTTTTTTTACTCTATTCTCCATTTAGAATCCGATAATGGACCACCTTCTTTGTCTCCTCTAAGAATGTCAACATAGTTGTCAATTCTACTTAAAACACCACCCCATTTACCTTGGAATTCGTTAGCACATGCCTGAACTTTTTCTTTCATTGGTAATAAAGTGTTTGGTTCAATACGTTTTTTGGTTCTCCATGCTTCGTAATAGGCTTCGATAGTATCTTTACAGTCTCTTTTACTTGTTGGAGTCTGGTTAGAAATTGCTTTAGTAAATTGTTGTTCAATATTACCTCCGTCAGCACCCACTACATTTTTTGGTGGGAAAAACATAACCAAATCTTCAGCGAACAATGTTCCTGCAGGATAAACAACTTTAGAACTCCAAGTTTGAGCTTCTTCGGCATCTAAGTCTTTTCTTAATTTACCACCTAAGTCAGTATATTTTTTAACAACTTTAATTTGTTCAGGTGTTAATCCTCCTGTAACTCCTTTACTAATAACACTTCTGTATAGTGTCACACCATTAACAACTTTCTTTTCGAACATTTGTGGGTTCTCCAAGTTCTCACGAGTTGTTTTAATGTCTTTAGCTTCTTGCCATCCACCTTCTTGTTGTACTAAAGCAGTGTCAGCATTGTTTGCCGCTGTTGTTGCGGATAATGCAGCTGCCGCTGCCGCTTGTTGAACTCCCGAACAATCCAATTTACCTGGAAGGAATTGGAATTTGTTACTAGAGTCAAAAATACCTGCTCTACCGTCAGCAAAGAAATATCTAAATTTTCCTGGCGTTTTAGTACTTTCTTGTTTAATGGCAAATTGTAATTCAGGATTCTTGGTTTGCATTGACACAATTTTACCGTTTTTTACACATCCGTCAGCTAATATTTTATTTAGTCTACTTTTTAAATCATCAACAACTTGTTCTGAAATTAAAGGTTTTTTCATATTGGAATGCATTTCCAATATTGATTCTCTATCTATTTGAGTGACATTATACATTTTCATATTCTTTTTTAAAATTTAGAAATCAGAGTTTCCGCTTATAGATTGTACTTCCCCTGAAACCTCAGGTTCAACAACAGTTGTTGTTTTTTCACATATTTTAGTTACGTCAGCGTCTGTAAATTTCGAAAACCCTTTACCACTTAAAGCGGCTAAAGTTTTTGGACCAAATTTACCATCGGCAACTAACCCTAAACATCCTTGTACTTTAGCAATTGTATCAGACTTACATCCTTTTTCATAAGTTCCTGAACAAGATTTATATCCACCCGTTCCACCGCCAGTTTTTCCACCGCCAGTTTTTCCACCGCCAGTTTTTCCACCCTCTTCTTTTTTAGCTTGTTCTAAATTTTCTTCAGCGTCGTCAACTATAGGTGCAATTGCTGACCAAACGTATTGTCTAAAACTTTCACCGTCAAGGTCGCTATCTAAGTCATCATATAAATCACCATAAACTTTATTGTAGTATTTCGCCATTGCACAAAGGTCGGCAACAGTTTCCATCGATGATATAGCTCCTTTAATTGCATCCTCATCAGTACCTATTCCTTGAATAGCGTTGTATATTGAATCCGCAGCCTCTCTGTGGTCTCCTTTACTTTGAGTTGGTTTTAAGTTTTTATCAAGTGAAGAACATCCTTGTAAAAATGTTTGGGTTTTACTAAAAGCATCTCCTCCTCCTTGGACATTATATATCCAAGTCCCAATACCCGCCGCTGCGGCAGTTCCATATCCAATTAACCAAGGTAATGCCATAGGTATTAACCCTAAAAGCGGTGCAATCTCATTTATCGGTTGTTTAATTGTTTCAACGTTTTCGTTTAACGTTTTTGAAGTATCATACTCCATCATCAATTTTATTCTCTGTAAAGCCTCTTCTGGGCTATATTTTGGTTGTACCATGTGAATGTATTTTATTTATAAATATATTGTTATTACCAAATTTTATTAGCAGCCCCTCGAGTAAGTCCTGTTTCCCATTTCTCACCAGCAACTCCTAGTTTATTTGCTTTACCTCTTGTTAATGTATATGTGTCAGCCCATTTAGGAACTGAACCACCACCTGATGATGATGCAGGTGCCGTAGCGGCATCTTGTTCACCCATTTCTCCTTTATTACTCTCCTCAGAATGTTTTTTAAAAAACCCTATTAGGAAATCTACGTCTAATATCATAGTTATAAATATTTGTAGTTTGTAAAAAAAAATATTATATTTGTGGCATGAGAAAACTGTTTTTATTATTAGTCATTTTATCCTTAACATCTTGTGAACAATATGTCACAGAGATTAGAGACCTTACATTAAGTGGAAAATACGTTGTTTCCAAATTGGAGATAACTAATGTGGACCAAAATCAAACAAGAGATTCGTTGTATCTTCTTGGGACAAACTATGTTAATCCTTTATTACCAAAACCGTTTGATTCGATTAGGATAAATAATTTCTATCTTCACATGGATTATTCTACCTTAAGAATGAAATTACTTGGAGTTACCCAATCAGGCCAAGATATTTGGAGGTACGGTAGTGGTTCAAACCCAATATTTTATAGGACTTTCGGTCGTACACCGTACAATTTTGGATATATACAATTTGATTATATAACCGAAGACGGGTCTTCAAGAACTATCACGTTTCAAATCGAAGATGATAGCTACGAAAGTCTGCAATTAAAAAGTTCGGGAGCTTGGTTTAACGGTAAGTTTGGCCAAAAACAAGTTATGACAATGTCTTTATCAAGAGTGGGTCCTTAATAGAACTCACCCTTGGGTAATGACTCAGGATTTATTGTATAATATTCGTTTAAAAATATAATTAACTCATCCTCATCTAATTCAACTTTGTCTATTGGTAGTATTTCGTCATCTTCAAAATCGTCACCAAAAAAGTCAAAAGATTCTGTAACCAAATCGAACCCATAGTCCTCGACAATAGTGTAATCAATATTATCGGTTCTCATAACTTCCTCGTCGTCTTCAATAGTTCTGAAAGACACGTCTAAAATGTTGGAGTCACTATTAAGAAAATAGGACACAATTTCTTTAATTTCCATATAAAACAATTTATAAAGAAATATTCAAAAACATATCAAAAGTCATTAATTTTACGAATTAATATTGTTTTTATTTTCATATTTATTGTTATAATTGGTTTATAACTTAAAGTACATGAGATTCAATTCACTAACTATTGACGACTTTTACTCAAACCCAATGGAGGTTAGAGAATTCGCACTTAAACAAGATTTTGAAGTAAGAGGAAACTATCCAGGGATGAGAACAAAATCATTCTTGAATGATTCTATCAAAAAAAGGATGAGAGACATATTATATCCTTTTGCAGGTGAGATTACTTGGTGGGGTGGTGATTACACAGGGTCATTCCAATATACAACCGCCGCTGATAGGTCGTGGATTCACGCAGATTCAACTACTGATTGGGCTGCGGTATGTTATTTGACACCTGATGCTCCCGTTAGTTCAGGTACTGGAATTTTTAAACATAAAAAAACGGGTTGGATGAATTACGACTATAAAGAAGCTAAACAAAATCCTGAATACGATAAAAACGCTCCTTCAGGAGATGACATGCAAGACTACACTAAATGGGAAATGGTTGATAGAGTTGGTAACATATTCAATAGATTGATTATGTATAGAGCAGATAACTATCACGTATCTTTAGACTACTTTGGTAAGGATATTAATGACGGTAGATTATTCCAAGTGTTTTTCTTTAACACAGAACGTTAATCTTCTGTGTCGACAGTAAATAAAATTTCAGGATTTAATTCTGAGATTATTTCAAGAACTCCTTCAACACAATAACAAATATCTTTTGTTGTTTTTATTTTATTAAACTTTTTAAACCCTATTATGATTGGACTAAACGTTTGATGAAATGAATTTGGAGCCATGTTTTCAGGAGACCATAAGTTTGCATATGGGATACCAAGCCCGTTTAAAAAATCTATACTATCCTCAGTATAAGATTCAAAATATGGAATATTCACCAAATCCATTATTTCTTTTATTTTATTCTCTTCTCCTTCTCTTTTATCAAAATACGAATAAAGTACTAATGATGATTCTTCTTGTTTTTTTTGCATAAAATGCCACAAGAAATATTCGTTATTTCTTGCAACACTTTGAAAATCTTTAACAGTAATAATTCTTCTTTCCATTATCTAAGATTTGCACCACATAACCAAGTTACAAGTGATTTTCTAGTACCTGAAGTTAAAGGTGTTACTCTATGTAATAAGAATGAAGGAAAGAAACAAATGGTTCCCAACCCTTTTGGTACTGACATAATATCTCCTCCTGGATTCATTTGTAATTCACCGCCTTCATACTCTTCAGGTGTTGATAATTGTAATACACAAGATAGTTTTCTGTTAGAAATACCTGGCCCTAAATCAGCGTGCCAATCATAATGACCACCATTACCATAGTATTTGGTATATTGTAATAAATCTTGATATCCCCAAATATCAAAATTCCACATCGCTTCGTTAGCGATTTTAGCATAATTTGAAATTCTTCTATAAATCCATTCAGTTTCAGGATTATCCGATATCCAAGATATCTCACTCAATCGGAATGGGTTTTCACCGTTCTCGTCGTCATTACCGACAGTTGTCGCTTTCTTTTTAGGGAGTTTATCTCCTATTTCAATAATTTTAACTAATTCTTCAGGTGTGAAGACATCTGTAAAATAATAGTAATTTAAGTGGTTAACATTGTTTCTTTGACCTTCTAAAAAATAGTTTGATGATGACATTTTGATTTAATTTTATATTATTAAGTATAAATAACTTATCAACTATTTTCAATAGGATTATAAAAAGAAATGAAAAAACATAAAATAATCGACGCAGTATTTTTTTACGATGAACTTGACATGTTAACTTTTAGGTTAACTGAACTAAACGAACATGTTGACCAATTCATCATAATGGAGTCTGGAATTGATTTTATGGGTAATTCTAAACCTTTAATCTTCAAACAAAATGAACATCTATTTGAAAAATGGAAAGATAAAATTTCTTATTTGTCATTCAATGAATTATCATCATCCGAATTAGAAATTTTAGATAAGGTTATAAAAAAGAATACTCTTCCTATATCAAATTTTGTCAAAGAATCTAATAGAACTAATATTCAGTTGTACTTGTTAATCCTTTTACATAATAGTTTACTATCTTCAGATTTATATATGGAAGATATTGTCATGATTTCAGATATAGATGAAATCCCTGATTTATCTAAACTTCCAGAGGTTATTGATAGAATAAGTTTTTCTCCAGTGATTTTGAGACAAAAGAATTTTATTTGGTCAACTAAATTTATTAACACAAATCCAAACTTAGGTACTACTTGTCACCAATTCGCTTCTTTAATTAAAAATGTTTCAGTTTTTTTAAGTTCTTACTTTAAAAAAGGTTTACTAAATTTAAGTAGATTTGAAATTGTTGATTCTGGATATCATTTTTCTCATTTTTACGATTTTAACAAAACTGTAGATAAATTGAAATTAATTAATCCATCTCTTTCAAGTCATGTTATTAAGAACAGTTGGGATAACTTGCTCTCAATACCGACAAATGAAGATAATAATGTTTATAATTTAACCAAATATGATGGAGAATTACCAAAAAATATAGAATTACTTAGTAGTCAACCTATTGGTAGGGAGGAGATTAAAAAACATTTTGTTGCAATTAATTCAACTATTGAGGTATCTGAAAAGTATTTTGAGCAATTCGGTGATTCTATCTACCTTATAAATTTTGTTAATGATTCTCAAATTTCGTTCAAGGTTGAATTATCAGATAAAATCACCCAATACAATATATTAATCCCAAATTCAAAGTATTACGATATATTAATCGAAGAAAACACTTTTGAAAATTTTCAAAAAATGTTTGGTATTAACGAGATTAAAAAAATCCTTTCGTCAGGTCATCCTTTAAATAAAGATTTGTTTCTTTTTTTTAATGGTGAAAAGCCAGGTACTCTTTTAGGTATTACTTGGGGGGAATTAAAAGATGGATTTGTATACGATAAAATTTCTGAGATATTATAAAAAAACCCCTCCGTTAAGAGGGGTTTGTTATTAATTATATTTGTTAAATCTGTCGAACATTTCTTTAATTTTGTTCTTTTGAGTTTTAAAGTCTTCTTGTAGGTCCTCATCAATTTCCTCGAATTCATCATCTAAATCACTATGTACCGTTCCATGTGAAAATTCTTGGTATGGTCCACCTTTACCTGGCCCGTCACTATCAAAATCATATGCTGGGTCCATATCACCGTAAATTCCTTGTGAACCTGATACATCCACCTCATCAATCTCGTCAGCAAAGGCCGATTCCATTGTTTCATATTCATATTCATTTACAGGGTAAGAATCTCCACCATCCATTGGTCCATTTGATTCAAAATCATATGCTGATTCTACATCGGAAACATTCATATCATCAACATTTCCACCTTGTTCTTTAACATCTGCTTTAGTATCTAATAACCCAAGGTCTTGTAATCTTTTTGTGAAAACTTTTCTTGGTAATTTTCTTAAATATCTAATAACAATTGGTGGGATATCATCACCATACTGACCAAAAAGTTTATCTAAAATATCTTTTTCTTTTGGTGTTGGTTCAAAACTTGCTCTTGCACGAGAAGCTTTCATTCCATATTTACCTTTTTCATATGGTTTGTCGTCTGTTTGGTCTTCATCTAATTGGTCATCCAAAAATCCGTCATCTTCATTGTCGTCATTTTCATAGTCAACCATATCCTCTTCTTCATCTTCTCTATAAAGGTTTTTATGCATTCCTTCGAATGTATCAACATCGTTAGAACCACCCTCAATATAATCAAATCCTGAATCCATATTTAAATCCCTAACATTGTAGATATCATCTAAATGTCCTGTTTCTTCTTCTAACCCATCCATTAAAGTCGCATCCCAATCAGAATCGTCTTCTTCCATTCCATGTTTCTTAGATATGTTGTTAACTTTTTTAATTGCTTTATCGGTTTTTGAGTTTTTAGGTTTTACTCCTCTACCTTTTAAAATATCGGAATAGGTCACCTCACCATCACCAGTTAAATCAGGAAATTTTTTACCTTCTCCCATTTCACCTTCATTATAACCACATTCCATACACTCCCCTTCAGTCATTTGACCTCCACATTCTTCACACATAGATTTTTCTTCAACTTGTTCGTTGATACCCATGTTTGTGTATTTTTTAACTTCGCCCTTGTTATTAACGACTAAACCTTCTTTATCACCAGCAAAATCATACACAGTTAATGGTTGTGTATTTGACACTTGTGGCTGCATGGTCTGGTAACCATTGTAAACACTTTTATGTTGGTCTAAAATATCTGACTTCTCAGATGCTGATAATTTACCTAATCCAAAATATCCTCTCATAACTATTATTTTTATTATAAATAGTTTGAAAAGGTTCTTTTTTTCGTTTGACTATTTTAAGAAGTAATTCTATATTTTTACACAGGGAGAAGTTCATGTTCATTTGATAGTATCTTGGTAATTTACTTATCGCCTCAATTTTGAATTTCTCCCCTTTTTTATTATGATAATTAACAATTACGATATAGAATCTTACTGTGAAGGAGCCGTTATGTTAGACGGACTTGAAGACGCAATTGTTGGTATTGTTGAGGATTTCAACGGTCCACGAATACTTTACTCCCAAAGTAAAATTATCAATATCCTACAAGAAAGAGACCTAATGACTATGGGTGAAGCCGAAGAGTTTTACGACTATAACATAAAAGGTTTATATGCGGGAGAACAAAATCCTGTTTTTTTAATTACTATTTCAGAATAATTTTATTATCTTTGCTCTATGATAAAGATAGAGACCGATAGCAAGGGGAGAGCCACCTCTGATGTGTGGATATTTTCTGACCCACACTTTAACCACAAAAATATATGTCGAGGAACGACTAATTGGAGAACGCCTGACGGTGAAGTACCAGTTTCTCAAACTCGTGACTTCTCAACTTTGGAGAAGATGAACGCCGCAATCGTAAATAACATCAACGAGAACGTTATGCAAGATGATATCTTAATATGTCTTGGTGACTGGTCTTTTGGTGGGTACGAATCTATACGTGAATTTTGGGACCGAATTGTTTGTAAAAACATTCATTTAATCTTGGGTAACCACGACCACCACATTGAAAATAATAGAGGGGGTTCTCAAGGGTTATTTAAATCCGTTTCTCACTACAATACATTGAAGATACAAGAACATACCTTCCGTTTGATGCATTACCCTATAAGTTCATGGGATGGTCTTAATAAGGGTGTAATGCACTTACACGGTCACTGTCACTTACCAACTAACTTAAGATTCGGTAAAGGTCAGAGAATGGACGTAGGGATGGATGGTCACCCTGAGTTCAGACCTTACAATGTTATGAGAGAAGTGGTTCCTTTATTAAGACACAGAGATAAACTTTCTGAAATACAGAACGACCACCATTTAGATGACCTTATAAATAAAGAACATGGAGAAATCAGTTAAATTATTTTATACACAACCAAAAGAAGAATTGTTTAACGAACTCAAAGAGGTGTGTATTAAATTTTGGAAAACATTTGATGATAAGTTTGAATACTCAAGTGAAAAAATTAATAGAATTAAGGATTTACCAAATGACGGACCTAATTTTGTTATGATGGTTCAAATGATTCATCCAGTTGCACGAGAAGTTATTTCAAAGTTACTATCTTTGGAGACTAGAAACGAAATTAGTATGAGAATGTACGGATGGGAAAAAGAAAATGATTTTGACCATTTCAATATTTGGAATATAGATAACAATATTATACAAAAATAACATGGAAAAGAATTTATATATTGTAAGAGGAGTACCAGGTTCTGGTAAATCTACACTAGCAAAATCAATTGCCAAATCATGGCAAATCTTTGAAGCTGACAAGTATTTCATGAAAAATGGAAATTACGAGTTTGATTTCAACGGGTTAAAAGACGCTCACAATTTTTGTAAGAGACAAGTCCATAAAGCAATGTATCCTAATTTGGTTAATTCATTATTTTATCGTAATATTGTAGTATCAAATACATTCACACAAGAGTGGGAAATGAAATTTTACCAAATCATCGCAAAAAAGTATGGTTATAAAGTTTATACTATTATTGTTGAGAACAGACATGGGGGTAAAAACGAACATGGAGTTCCTGACGAAAAAATAGAACAAATGAAGAATAGATTTGAAATTAAATTATAAAAACAATCACATGCAAACATTAGTATTCAACACATCAACAAAATCAGTAAAACTTTATGAAGGTAATGAGTCTTCACCAATCCTTTATACTTTTGAAAACGTACCTACGGTTAAATTCGAAGAAGGGTATTACCAAGTAATGCAAATGGACTCAACTTCAACTGAAGAAAAAAGAGTACCCGTTGCTCGTTTCCCTATTGCAAACACAAACATGTTAATTAAAAAATAAAGTGACTGTAGATATCAACATATTGAACGATTATTTAGAAAAGGGTTTGGTGGTTAAAAATGACCACCCAACCCTTCCTCTATCTATATACAACTACTCTCGTACTTGTCAGTATGAAGGTGGGTGGGACGATATTACCAAAATGTGCCGAGGTCTTATCTTGGATAAGGAGGGGAATGTTGTCGCTAAAGCGTTTAATAAGTTTTTTAACTACGAAGAATTAACTTTATCTGATATTCCTGAGGAATCTTTTGAAGTATTTGAAAAATTAGATGGTTCTTTAGGTATTTTATTTTGGTACCAAGGTAAGTGGATTTTAGCAAGTAAGGGTTCGTTCACTTCAGACCAATCAATCAAAGGTAGACAGATTTTAAATAACAAATACAATGTAGAGGTATTACCAAAAGGTTATACCACGGTTGTTGAGATTATTTACCCTGAAAACCGTATTGTTTGTGATTATGGTGAAGACGAGGAATTAGTTGTTTTATCTATGGTAAGTAATGCCAATGGTAAGGAGTTAGATTACGATTCAATGTTGTCAATCAACGAAATAAGCGGATTCCCAACCATTAAAAAATACGATGGTATTTCTGATTACGATACTCTTAAAGATAAGATTAGTGGAAACCGCGAGGGTTATGTAATTCGTTTTAAAAACGGGTTCAGAATAAAAATTAAAGGAGAAGAATATGTTCGTCTTCATAGAATTTTAACTGGTTTCTCTAATGTTGATATTTGGGAATATTTGAAAGATGGGAAAGATTTGGACGAACTGTTGGACCGAGTACCTGATGAGTTTGATAAGTGGGTTAAAACCACAATTCAAAACTTGAAATACGGTTGTTATCAATTAAGGGAGAGAGCAGGTAAACTTCACGATGGATTCCGTTATGGAAAATATGGTGATGTAGACCCTGAACCTACTAAAAAAGAATTTGCAGAATTTGTAATGAAACAACAAGAAGTCTTACATCCAATTATGTTTGCAATGTGGGACCACAACAACGAAAAAGTTGACGACATAATTTGGAAGTTAATGAAACCACAATACAGTAAACCATTTTGGCAAAAAGAGGTAGAACCATGAAAACAAATTTAGACGAAATTTACGAATCAAAAATCGTACATAATTCATTCTTAGATAAAGAATCTGTTGTTGACGCAATGACAGATTCTTATATCTTAGGGTTAAGAGAATCGGAAGAGAAATACAATAAACTTAAATTAGCGTTTGAATCCTTATTGGATTATTGGGGTGATTATGGAAACTATAACGCTTCAAGAAATCATATGGAAGAAATGTGGAGAGAGGAGGCTGGAATATGACATCAGAAGAATATATTTTTGAATTATTAATTGAGGCAGAATCTTTAGGTATAAGAACTAAAGTATTAGCATTATCAAGAGAAATTAGGGAAAGAGAACCTAGAATGGATATGAATACTTCCATCGAAATCGCATATAACACAATAAAAAATGAATCAACTAGATAAACAATACACAGAGTTACTTCAAGACATTCTTGATAACGGAGTGGAGAAAAAAGATAGGACAGGTACTGGTACTCTTTCAGTATTTGGTAGACAAATTCGTCATAAAATGTCTGAAGGATTTCCATTACTTACGACAAAGAAAATGGCGTGGAAAACTATGGTAGTTGAACTATTGTGGTTCCTTCGTGGAGAAACTAACATCAAATTCTTGTTAGATTATGATTGTCATATTTGGGATGGTGATGCTTATAAGAATTATGTTGACACTGTTGATAAAATGTGGTTGAAATCTGGCATTGGGGATTTAGATGATATGATTTATGACAGACTACTGCTTGTTGTAGGGGATGGAATAAGACTTTTGACTCAAGAAGAATTTATATATACAATTAAATTAGATGATGAGTTTGCTAAGAAGTGGGGAGATTTAGGTCCGATTTATGGGGCACAATGGAGGGGTTGGAGAGTTGGTAAAGGAATTGAAACCACCTTAAAAACGGAAGATGGTGAAACTATATATGAAGCGGGTTCAATGTATATCGACCAAATACAAAACCTTATCAACGACCTTAAAACAAATCCAGACTCAAGACGATTGATGGTTAATGCTTGGAATGTAGGTGAGTTAAACCAAATGGTTTTACCACCTTGTCATTATGGATTTCAAGTTTATACAACTGAATTAAGTGATTTAAGAAGATATAATATTTGGTTTAATAACAACTACGAAACAGGTATGGAAAGGTTCTTTGACCCTAAAAACTTACCTGATTTTGATAACCCATATTATACTCCAACCCCAAAGAGAGCAATCTCCTTAATGTGGAATCAACGTTCAGTGGATACATTCTTAGGTCTACCGTTCAATATTGCATCTTATGCGTTGTTATTGGAAATTATTGCAAAAGAAGTTGATATGATTCCTGATGAGTTGATTGGTAATTTAGGTGACGTTCACTTATATTCAAACCATATCGAACAATCAAAAGAACAGATTGGTAGAACGTTAACTTTCGATGAAAGATACTCCCTATACACAGGACATGATAAAACATGGGAAGAAGATGGTGGAAATTCGTATGGTAAAATTAATGGGTTGGATATGATGGATGATAGAGGAATACCAACCAGAACAAGAGAACCATATCCATTACCATCCGTTAAAATAACTCACAGAGAGTGGTATCAACATGAAAAAGTTAAAGAACATTTAGGTGAAAAGACGTTTAATGAAAAAATATTGGCATTAAGACCTGATTGTTTTGAATTATTAAATTATAAATCTCATCCCCCAATCAAAGCACCCTTATCAAACTAATGGAATACGAAATCATACTACCCGAAATAATCGGTGACGAATGGCATAATATTGGAATTGATTTTGCACCTCAAACAATTACTGGAGTCATCCGAGGTGAAGATAGGGATAAAACAATTATTGATTTGAAAAAATATTGTCTTTCATTAGACAACCGTTACCTTAAAAGTTACAAAATAATAAAAAAAGAAGATAAAACGATAATTCAAATTACTGTTTAATGAAAAAATACGGAATAACATCAATGTATGGAAACCCAATCCATCCAGGACATATTGAATGTCTTATGTTGTCCAAAGAACTTGTGGACGAACTATGGGTAATCGTAAATAACGATAAACAAGCCGAATTAAAAAGAGGTATACCTTCCTTCCAAGATGAGGAATATCGTAAAGTGGTTATCGAATCAATCAGATACGTTGACCATGCTGAAATTGCCATTGACCAAGACGGTAGTGTTTGTGAAACAATTAAATTATTTCACGATAAGATTAAATCATTAGACCCTGAGTCTGAAATCATCTTTACAAAAGGTGGTGACCGATTCGCAAACGAAATCCCTGAGAAAATAGTTTGTGATTCATTAGGTATAAAAATAGTTGACGGGTTGGGATTAAAAACTCACAATTCGAGTGACATGATAAAAAAAAAATAATGAAAAAAATATTAGTAACAGGTGGTAATGGATTTATCGGTAGTAATTTAATTAAAAGATTGGTTAGTGAAGGTCATAATGTAGTATCGTTAGATGACTTATCAACAGGTTTAAAAGAATATGAAGTTGAAGGATGTAGTTACTCATACGGTGACATTGAGCAACTTTTATATTGGAAAAATGATAACTTTGATTTGTGTTATCATCTTGCCGCGTTGTCTCGAATCCAAACTTCATTTGATGACCCAATGGAAAACTTCAGAGTAAATGCTGGAGGTACTCAAACTGTTGCACAATGGGCAAAAGAAAACAACGTTAAAGTGGTTTATGCTGGTTCATCATCTCGTTGGTGTAACCCTCAAACTTCTCCTTACGCAACAAGTAAAAAAATTGGTGAGGACATTTTGAAGATGTACAGGACGGCATATAATTGTGATTTTGAAATTTGTAGATTCTATAATGTTTATGGTCCAAACGAATTAGTTGACAGTAAAATGGCTGCGGTTATTGGAATTTGGAGATATCAAATTAATAATGAATTACCAATTACGATAGTTGGTGATGGTAATCAACGTAGAGACTTTACCCATGTTGAAGACATTGTAGATGGTCTATATAAAGTTGGTATGTCTTCAGAAAAACATGAGGACGCTTGGGAACTAGGAACAGGAGTTAATTACTCTGTAAATGAAGTTTATGAAATGATGGTAGAAAAGTTTGGAGAGATTAAAAAAATTCATATTCCTGACCAAGCTGGAAACTATCCTTCAACATTAAGAGAAAATTTTGACACATTGACCCGATTAGGTTGGAGTCCGTCAGATAAATTAAAATCATATATTCAATCATTATGAAAGAAGAAAGACCATGGGGATTTTACGAAATCCTATTAGACACAAGTTACACTAAAGTAAAACAAATCACCGTAAATCCAGGACAACGTCTGTCCTACCAATACCATAATCAGAGAAAAGAATATTGGACAATAGTTCAAGGTTCTGCAACGATAATTTTAGATGATGAAAAAGTTTTCAGATATCAAGGAGAGTCAATTCATATTCCACTTGGTGCAAAACACCGAATTATGAATGAAGAAGAATCACCATTAATCTTTATTGAAGTACAAGTTGGTGAGTACTTTGGTGAAGATGATATTGTAAGGTTAGATGACGATTACGGTAGAGAAGATTCTTAATCGAATGTCATGTAGAGTTGGACTATTTTGCTGGCGAACTTTTCAGCCAAATGGTTCACTCTACTCATATCATCCATATCTAATTTTTTGGATTCCATGTATTTCATAAGACCTTGTACCAATTTCATTTTAGATTCTTCCGCCATTTCTAAAACTTCTTGAAACGCTTCGTTTTCTTCTTTGTTTTCTCCATGGTATCTATCAATCCATTCTCTACCTGAATATAAAAAAGGACCAGCTTGGAACATATTCACAACACTAGAATCTCTAAGTTTGTTAAGAAATTCTCTAAAAAATCTCCAATTAAAGTTTTCAAAAATTTCAGGGTTTTTGGAAAAATAATCATAGTGGCGGTCACCTGTAGTTGAGGCCTCTTGAACTCTCTCTTTTGGTTTTTTCCACGCATCTGTAGATGAAACTAAAGCTAACGTACTTCCGTTATCCCAGTTTACTTCAATAATCAATTCGTCACCGTTTGGTTCAAATGGGTCCCTACTTATTCTTCTTACAGTACCTTCAGTCCCTGGAGGAACACCTGTCTCACCATCCATGTGGTAACAAACAACTTTATCTCCCTCTTTTAATGTTGGATTTAATTCACCTCTCATGATAATAAATATATACAGTATATTTATTGTTGTATGGATTTTTTAATTAACGAATCTCAACTGAGAACAATTTTACAGGAGCAGGATGAATCAAGAATGAACGGGTACATGAAAACCATGTATTCTTTCACCAAAAATCTTGTAAACCGAGCTGGTAAAGTTTATAATCTTAACCTAAAAATGTTATTAACGTGGGGTACCGCTGTTGGTGGATTAGTAATGCCGTTAGACCAATTCATTAAGTCAGGTGAGTTTAATTTATCCGATAACCAAAGATATCTCGTTTTGGCGGGAATTGCCTTCATACTATTTTTTGATAATAAGAAGGGGATAGTTGATGTTTTAAAAAAAATTAAAGAAGAGGGTCTTGAAGAAGTTTTTAAAAAAACTTTAGACAAAGGAAAAGAGTTGAAGTCATCATTCAAAGGTTTCCTATTCTCACTAAATGTTAGTGTTGGTAGTTTTATGGATATTGTGGCTTATGCATTTTTAATCCCAATTATTTTAGATATTCAAAACATTGCCGAAAGTTCGGTCGACCCTAAAGAGGCTGGATTGTTAATTGCTGAAAGACTTGTGTCATCAGGAATTGTTGTTATAGGGGCTCAGGCTCTATCTCAAGTTATTAGAAAGATAATTCAAAAACTTAAGTAAACATGTTGTCGGTTATATCGTAACCTCTCATCGTTGGAAAGACTTCCATCCCATCTAATTTTCTTACATGCCATAACCCTTCAAGGTACATATCATCAATATTACGTAGGTCCATTTCATCATTCATTACCGAGTATATAATATTATCCACACGACTTTTAAAAGAATCATCATCATATAAGTTATCGCTGATTATACCAGCAATTTCATCACCAATTTTTAAATTAGGTATAACCCTTTTACCATCAAATTTAAAATTAGATAAGTCAATAAAGAAATACAAGTTAACATATACGTCGTTGTATTTGTAAAATTCTTTATCATCTCTTATCCATTGAACGTCAAACGATAAAACGTTTTTATTATTAGTAATAATTTCGGCTCTTTTTATCTGTTTTCTTAGTTGAAATAAAAGTTGATTTTGTTTTTCAGGGCTAATATAGACACCATTGTTTATTGGTTCTTTACCGTCAACTAATATATGTTCAGAATACGAAAAAGATGAACCGATATACCCCCATATATTATCAAGTATTTTATGAATTCCACCACTAAAAACTGCAGTTGCATATGACTGACCCTTTTTAGGTAAAATAACGTTTACCGTAATGTTAAACGCAAACCTATCCTCATCAAGTTCAACTTTAACAAATTGATATTCGTAACCATCTTCAAAAAATGATTGACTCATCAATACCTTTTTAGCTATTTTGTAAAGATTAGTCATTATTGTTAAGAATTTTTTGAATTACTTTTTCTTTTTGAGACGGATTCAATCTATGTTTGTGAGAATTTTTTTCAAACCAACTTCTAACCAAAGTTTCAAAATCTAATTTTGTTGTTTTAGATTTTTTATTAAAACCAGCTCTTTGAGCTTCTAACTCATGTTGTTGTGTGTAATATTTTTCAGGGTTTTTAGGCTCATTTTTAGGAAAATTATAACCATCATCATGTTGTTTTACATGTTCTAATTCATGTCGAATAACTTCGTTTAATTCGTAAGTTAATTCTTCTAAAACAGAATATCCCGCCTTCGGATTTGATATAATTGTGATATTCATATCACCATCATTGTATCGTAATTCAGCATCAACATCAATAGTGTCTACCTTATCACTTAATTCTAAATTCAATTTAATTGTAAACCCGTCAAATCCTGGATAAGTGTAAACCATATCATCAACACCCATATCTTCAGGTAGTGAAAATTCACCAACTCTTTGATGTTTAAAAAACAGAACCACATCCTTAACCAATTTTTTGGTAAGTTTATCTAATTCTCCCTCCACTATTAAAGATTCGTTCATTTTCCTTGGTTCCACTTTATTTATTACTTTTGTAATCATTGATGATGGTAATGAAAAATATTTTAATAACTCATCTACTTTTTGTTGTGTTACCCACACAAGATTTTGGTAAGGTCCAGAATCGTATGTTTCAATTTTTGTTTCACGACCAAAATAACCACTCATAATTGAATTATGAGCGTCAGATAATTCGCTTGAAGGTAAGACATACAATGTGAGAGTAACAAAATCTTTCTTATCCCCCATTGAGATATATTCCCTTATTCCTGTAATTTCAACTTTAATGTTAGTAGACGTAGGATATTCACCATCCCCATCTTGAAGATAATATATCTCAAATGTATGGTTTTCAAAAAATCTATTAACTCTGTCTATTATTACCTGTTCTTGATTCATTAACTATAAATACATCAAAATGGAATTGATAACCCTACTCCATAATTAATTCCATTCATATAGTTAACCCCTAAAGTAAAGTCAGGACCCCTTTCAACATTTAATAGAATTCTTAGAGGATAAACTTTAACCCAAACATCTGGTTTGAACTCGGTGTTGTCCATAAAATTTTCAAAAAATACTCCACCCATAACAGATACCTTATTGTTACAAGTAAGGCTTATTCCAGCACGATTAAGTCTTGACTGAGGAGTTGTATAAATGTATGGTTGTGGGAACGATGTGGTGATATAACCACCCATATAAAATCCAAGACCACTGTAGTTGTCGTTATATGTCACAACAAGACTCTTATCGTTTGGAACATACATCACATCTGAGGTTTGCCCGTAGACTACGGAACAAACTAAAATTAAAAATAAAGTAATAGTTGTTTTCATAAGACAAATATACTACTTTTGTATCAATCTAACAAAAATATTAAAACAAACACATATGAACGAAAAATTGATTACCATGTTGAAACTATCTGCAGAGTCAGATAAAGCAAAAGCATTATTAACTTTAGACCTTTTGGGAAACAGAGCTGTTGGTATCGGTGACCACTCAACTAAAGACTTCTACAGCAACGCTGAAGAAGCGTTACAAATGTTGGTAGACGCTGAAGACAGATTAAAGGTTATTGAGAAGTATTTTGGTGGAAAATAATTACACTGTAGAGTGTTGGAATAGGTTTAGGTAATGCTGGCCGTGGCATACAAGCCCTCCTGTCTCGGGGGTGAGGACCAAGAAATAGATTGATAATATGGGGTAGACCACCAGCTTGCAAGCGTTGTGTTATCAATTGAATCTCCTCGTGGTGGTTCGAATCCATCCTCTACAGCCTCAAGTTATTAACATCCCGTAAATTCGGGATGTTTTTTTTTTGACTATCATTTTTTATTTACCTAAAATTACAAAAAACATTAGAACTTATGTCTCGAATAGATGAATTAAAAAAACAGTTCCCTGAACTAAACATGACCATGTTCGATTTATTTAAAAGAATCGACACCTCAAGCAGTTATAAATATTTTCCATTATTATGTAAGGTATTTGGTAAAAGATTTAATATTTTAGACCAATACGAGAACAATAAGGTAAAGAAGGATATTGCAAAATTAGAAATCCATGAAAACCTACTTAGTCGTGGGATTTCTACCGATGGATTGACAGAAAACGAATTGTATTATTTACACTATAGTACTGATTATTTTAATAACGATAATTTTTTCACGGTGAAAGATTTTATTCGTTACATGGAAAAAAATCAGATTGAAAATAAAGATGTCACATCTTATTCAACGATTGATGATTTAAGAGCTGCAATTACTTTGGCGAGTATTAAGGAATTAACTAAAGAACTTGAGGGTCAGGTAGTTAAAGAATATGAAGATGATAAATGGTTAGTGGTTAGACCTTTAACATTCCAAGCGTCTTCTAAGTATGGTGCAACCACAAGATGGTGTACCACTTACCAAAAAGAAAAACAATACTTTGAGAAATATTGGCAATATGGAATCTTGGTTTACTTCATCAACAAAGTAACTGGATACAAATTTGCGGGGTATAAATCGTTAAGAGATGGTGATGAGTTAAGTTTTTGGAATGCCGAAGACCGTAGAATTGATTACTTAGATGTGGATGCTGACGATTATTTATTCCCTATTGTTAGAAGAATTCTTAGTTCCAATAAAACAAATAAAGAATTGTGTTCACCTGAGATTCAAAACCAAGTTACTTCAGAATGTGGTTATAACATTAAAAAAATGAGTGACATTGCTGAACCTGAAACAATGATGGATATGGGTGAGGAAATAGGTGAGATGGAAGTTCGTACTCCACGATACATGGGTGAAGTTATGTTTGGTATGGAGGAACAAATACAAAGAGAAATTGACCATGATGTTGTAATACAATTAAGGGAGGTTGTAAGAGAACATTATCCCGAGGATTCAATCTCAGAAACAATGCCAATGAGAGCTTAAAATAACAAACCCACCTTTATGGTGGGTTTTTTTATTCTATGCCAAACAAATTTTGAATTCAGAATTTGTTTGGCATTTAACAATTTGTTTGGCACGGATAAAACATATTAAAACAATGGTCGTTTATTCCAGTAGATGTGTAGATTTTTATCAACACCCAACATTTTAAAAAAACCTGAAATATCTGAGTTGATTTTATGTGTAAAACTACCTTTAGACCAATCTGGGTCCATATCTAAAAAAAAATTTATTCTATTTGGATTTGCCTCACCAAAATTTACTTTATGTATTGTAATTTTTATTGGTTCATCATCCTCTCCAACTAATTCACTATTAATTTCTGGTGTTATAACATCATCAATATATACTTGTAAGTATTTTTTAATTTTATCTATCTCCATTATTAAGAATTTGAAGAAGAAAGACCTAATTGTTTAGAGTATCTTCCAATATTACAAGACCAATATCCTGCGGTTGTTCTGTCTGTTTTTTGAAGACAATTACTACTTTCTTTAACCACTAATTTAGAATTACCAAAAGTTACTTTCTTAAGTCCACCTGTTTTACTCTTAGTGTAAACCGCAAATTTCTTATGTCCTCTTGGAGTTTTGGATTCCATTAAAGTATCCTCTTCAGTCTCGTAAACATAAGGTGCGTCCAAATAGATATATTGTTTACCAATTTTAACTTTCTTACCCAAATCAGATTCAACCATTAATTTGTCTTTGTAGTTTAAATCGATTTTACCCTCATTATAAAGGTCTCTAACTTCATTAACTAAATTAAAGTAACCCTCAGAGTAAACTTTAAAAACATTATTAGTTAATGACATATCATTTTCAATGTGATATTGTAACGCATCGGAAACTTCAATATTCTCTTTTAATACTAAAGATTTGTTTAAATGTTCCTTCAACGTTTCTTTTATCAATTGTCTTAAATACATACGATTTTTATTATAAATACTTAAAAGTTAACTCCCAATCCAATTGTTCCATTATTAATTACTGGGTCGTAGTCTAATTTTATTGTAAAGTTTTTATAATCATGTAATACACCAACTTTCACAGTTGTAAACCTATCAACATATTTTGGAAAAGTAATATATCCAATATTGTCCTTACCTCTCCATTTAACATCTTCTGTTACACTACCAATCATCATATGTACACCTGTTCTTTTAATCCTCTTACCAACACCCACGTAGAAACTTCTTTGTTCCACAAAATCGTCCACCATTGGGAAATCAACTTGTGTTATAGTACCATACGGAAAGAATGTTGAATTATCTCTTTTAAATGTTGAATTGTACTCAGCTATAAAATACGCTTTGTTTCCAATAGTAAAAAAACCACCAATTTGTTTATCTGTAGTTGTTTGAATACCAAAACTAATAATTGGTTTTTTACCTCTAATAGTCTCTGTTTTACCATTATTATAAACATACACTCTTGATGGTTGTCTGTAACCCCAATCATTAATATACCAACTCGATGACCAATGATTAAATCCAAAGACAGGGGCTCCCAACATATTCCAATTATTCCAACCCCAATTATTCCAATATGGGTTATGAATAATAACATTTGGTTGGGTAACATTATTTCTTGGAGGGTCATTTCTCCAACTACTTACTCCATTCGTTGGGGTTTGTGTTGGTTGAATTGATGGTCTCGGGGTTTGAGGTGGATTACTTCTCCACGATGACGTTTGACCAAAAGTCAATAATGGTAAAATTAGTAGAATTAATAATAACTTTTTCATGACATTATATTTTATTATAAATAGTAAACTAACAATCTTTTAATTAAAAAGTATTTATAGTTATAAACGTAAATTATTATGATACTAAAAATTGGGTCTAAAGGAGAAGACGTAAAAAAAATACAATCTAAATTAGGTTTAAATGCCGATGGTGTATTTGGACCAGGAACGGAAAAAGCAATTAAAAAATGGCAAACAGATAATCATTTAGATGCCGATGGAATTGTAGGTGAAGGAACTTGGAGTAAGATGTTCCCATCTCAACAATTAATTACTGAACCGTCATCTGTAAAATCATCAACCACTTCAGGTAGTGAATTTAAATTAGAAAATCTAAAAGGTCACATACCCGATTCGGTAATAGCTCAGATTCCTGATACCGCTAAGAAATTTAATATAACAACACCATTAAGATTGGCACACTTTTTAGCTCAATGTGGACATGAGTCTGGAGGGTTTAAAGCTGTTAATGAAAATTTAAATTACTCGGCAAAAGGTTTAAAAGGTACTTTTGCAAAATACTTCAAAGAAGTTGGTTTGGCTGAATCGTATGAAAGAAACCCTCAAAAAATTGCCAATAGAGTTTATGGTGGTAGAATGGGTAATGGAAATGAATCTACAGGTGAAGGATTTAAATTCCGAGGCCGAGGGTACATTCAATTAACAGGAAAAGAAAATTACACTAACTTTGCAAAATTTATTGGAGAAGATACTGTTTCAAATCCTGATTTAGTCGCAACAAAATATCCGTTAGCATCTGCAGCATTCTTTTTTAATTCAAACGGGCTTTGGTCAATTTGTGATAAAGGAGCAGATATTACAACAGTAACTGCGGTAACCAAAAGAGTTAACGGTGGTACTACTGGATTACCTGATAGAATTAAACACTTTAAAGAATATTACCATTTATTGTCATAATTTTGTAATTATCAAATAAAGTATTACCTTTAAATTAAATTAAAAAAATTATGACCAAAGATAATATTAAACTAGCAATCAAGGATTTTGAGTGGGTGATTAAGATTTTAGAGTCTTCAGAAGATGAAAGTCATATGGAGACAACTTTAAAATGTTTTTCACTATGGGATTCAAAATATTCAGATTCAGGTCTAACAAGATTAGAATTAGATGTGTTGAATAAGTTGAAGTTTAATTTTTGGTCATTATATAAAGATAAAAATAGTAAGATTGGAACCATTAATATTTAATAGCGAATTCATACCAGAGGTACAAATCGCAGTCATTCTTGACGACCATCCTCAATATGGGGAACTTAAACCATTATTTGATGAGTATGGGTATGGATTTATGGTGCCAGGTAAAAACTTGATTATAATAGATGGAGAACAATTTATTGATAACTTTGGAACTGATGTTCTTAAATTTATTGAAGCCCATGAAGTCTCTCATATTATATTGGGACATGACGGTCCAAGAAATGATGATGAGGAGATGGACGCTGACTTAGGCGCTTATTTGTTATTACAAAAAGTTGGTAGACAAGATTCTATTAAAACTCTTTTAAGACACTTTAAAGAAAGACATGGTGTTGCTTTTGATGAAAAATTATTAGATAGAGTAAAAAATTCATTCTAACGCTATTGAAAAGTGGACTTTTTTAAATATTTTTCATATTTATTTGTACACATCGCTCCTTAAGGAGTGTTCTCATATATCCCTTTCCAAAAGACCCGCGAAATTTATTTTGTCGGGTCTTATTTTTTTACTATATTTGTAGAAATATTTAGAAAAAATGGAACCAGAGAAAGACATATTTGATGAGTGGTCAGATGAGAGGTCTAAAAAACCTTGGATTATACGAAAATTAGAATTTATTCCATTATGGTGGAATCATGAGGGTAGGTATCTACATAAAGAAATTCTTACAGGAATAAAAAATATTTGGTATTGGTTACCGATTATTTGGAAAGACAGAAATTGGGACTCTCACTACATCTTTGAGATTATGATGCATAAACTCAAAGCTCAATCAAAATATATTGGAGGTCGAGGTATTCATTTACGTGCTGAAAGAGATGCTGAAGTTATGATGACATGTGTCAGATTAATGAAACTTATTCAAGATGATTTTTATAGTACAGAGTACTCAGATTATCATAAAACAAAACATTGGTTTGAAGATGTTCCAGGAAAAGAAGGTTTGAGTTCATGGGAGTCTAAATTACTTGAAGAAAATTTTGATGATTATTTTAAAAAATACCCATTAATTTATAAAAGAGTATTAAACGGTGAAGGTGTCTTTGGAAAAAAAGGACATAAAGATGATAAACAAGTTATTGCAATGAATATTGCTCATATTAATCATGACAGAGCGAGAAAATTGTTGTTCAAAATAATGGAAGAAAACATCGAAAGATGGTGGGATTAAATTTAAAAAAATATAAGTTATGTGGAAAGTTTATTTATTAATGGCGATTGTAGTTATAGTTATTTCGTATCTTTGGGTCCGAGGAATTGACTACATGACAAGGAATCATCCTGATTATAAAGGACACGATTTATTTGGGGATTTTGACGAAGAAGATAAAGACAATATATTATGAAAATAACATTCATCAGCGACACGCACAACAAACACAACCACCTTACAAGTAAGGGGATGGGTAACATATTGGGTAGTGGAGACGTTTTAGTCCACGCTGGTGATATAACCAGTATGGGTAAAGAACACGAAATCCAAAATTTCTTGAATTGGTTTGCTCGCACTGATTTCAAACATAAAATCTTTATTGCAGGTAATCATGATTTTGGATTTGAACATGGATTCGAAATCGACCAAGAATTCAAAGATATGGGAGTTATCTATCTTCAAGATAGTGAAGTTACCATTGACGGTGTGAAGTTCTATGGTAGTCCATGGCAACCTGAATTTTACGATTGGGCATTCAACCTACCAAGAGGGGAGAAACTAGCCCAGAAGTGGTCTAAAATCCCTGGTAACACTGATATCCTAATAACTCATGGTCCTGTTTACGGATTATTGGATTACGCACCTCATGGAGGACACGTTGGATGTGAGGAACTATATAGAAGAGTTTTTGATGTTAAACCAAAGATTCATGTATGTGGTCATATCCACGGGGCTTACGGTCAAAAAAGTATTGAAGGTGTTGAGTTTTTAAATGCTTCAGTTCTTGATGAAAGATACGAACACGCTCACAAACCTATTGTTGTTGAATTCAACACTGAAACTAAGGAAGTGGTTTATGCTTAAAGAGTTGTGTGATTGTGGAAAAGTTGCAGTATGGTGCTACATGCCAGGATATTCTTCAGGTAGTAGCCCATACTTTTGCGATGAATGTATCCATCGTGGGTGTGACTGTAATTACACATCTATTGAAGAATCAGATTTACCTGAGGGTCAAGAAGGTATTGATTGGAAATGGATTGAAGATGGTAGTATTTGGACATCTGTCGATGATAATGGGAGGGAATGGCCTTGCGCAGAATATGATTATGACCCTGATGGGTATGAACGAAAAATAAATCCTCATGAATATGAAAAAAATAGCATTTGAAACAAAAGAAGTCTTAATCTGTGAATGTAACTCAGATGAGCATCAATATTTAATTTATTACAGTGAAGATGAATTTCCAGACGGACAAAAAATTCCAATGGTTTATATTCATCCACATTTAATAACATATAACTCTTTTTGGAAAAGAGTTCTTTATGGAATAAAGTATATCTTTGGATATAAAACAAGATATGGTGCTTGGGATGAGTTTATGGTAAACCCTTCAGATGCCAACAAAATACAAGAAATTGTTAACTACTTAAAGAACGAAAAAAATGACTAAAATTTATTTAGATGATGTAAGAACTCCTGTTGATAAAGATTGGACTATAGTAAGAGACTACGAACAATTTGTATCTAAAATTCAAGACATTGGATTGGAAAACATTGAGTTAATTTCATTAGACCACGATTTGGGTGATACTGCAATGGCTGAATGGCACAAAAATGTTTATCACAACTACACTTTAAACTACGATAACATTTTAGAAAAAACTGGAATGGATTGTGTGAAATGGTTAATCAATCAATGGTTAGATGGACAACCTGTTGTAGATGTTGTTGTTCACTCGGCAAACGCTGTTGGTAGTGCTAATATGATGGGGTACATTAACAACTATCGACACATTAATCGATTACCTCAAAATTGTGTTAGAGTACAAATCAAACATACAGTATAGAAAAGGTGGAGAAATCCACCTTTTTTGGTATTTATTAATATGGCAATACAAAGTCAATTTTCAAAACTACCAAAAAAACAATTGGTATTCATCGCCGAAAAATTAGTTGATGAGGATTTTCCTATTGGAAACCCTTATGACACTGATTTTGATAGTGCAGAGAAGATTCTAACAGAGGTTGCAAATTATTTTAGTTTGGCGGTAACTCAAGAAGATGTTGAATTCTTTTCAAAATTTTTAGAGGTTAATAATAACATAATTGCGGAACTTTTTGCTAATAATCGTGAACAAATGAGAAACTCTTCTCTAATTGAGCAATTAGTAATCCCTGTCGCAAAAACTTATGACTTACATTACACCACATGGGGTAGTTGTAGTTATACCGAATATAAAGCATCATATTTTGATTCTTACGATAAAGATTGGGTTACAGATTCCGCGTCACAACAAAGAAATGATGGTAATTGGGATATGTGGGATGGTCGTGATATACGTGATACAGAATATGAGAACTTTGAGGAATCTGATTCTTCATATAATCATGTATACAACGTAGATGACAAACAAGAAACAATATACAGTGAATCTATTTTAGATAAACTTGTAATTGAAAACACTAAAGACGTTGTTAATTCTCTCGATAGAAATACTTTAATTAAATTAAAATCTATTATCGAATCAAGGCTTAGACTTCTTTAATCTTGCTTCTTGTTTTGAAACCTTCTGAGCCTCTTTAGCCAAATCACCCAAAGTTTTTTTCTTTATTGGTGTGGGTGGGACATAACCTCTCTTATACTTAATTTCAACTTCTACAGGGCCTGCAATTGTAATTTTTGAGTTATATTTCCAAATAGCTATAGTTTCTTCGTCTTCATAGACGTGTTCCCATTTGGTTGGTTTTTCGGTCGATTTTGAATTAGTTATTATTGCCATAACACAAAGATACAAAAAATTATTGACAATGCAAATTTAAAAAATCTTCGTCAAATGATTTTGGTAATGATGTCCCTGTAAGATATACCCATCGTCCACATTTTATCTTTTTAGGTGCGGGATGAACTAAAATACCTCCAATACCATAGTTTAATAATTTTGAACCTGTAGTTCTATCGGAACTTTTAACCTGTATTGGAACCCATTTGTCGTTAAACTTAACCATTAAGTCACATTGAAATGTGATGTCAACAAGATTACCATAAGATGAAAATATTCTAATATCTGATTTGGGAATTCCGTTAAATAATAACCAAGCAATAAAACTATCCTCTGCATTATCTCCTTTATCTGTAGTACTCATGATACGGTTTCTCATTTTATTGAAATCGTAATCTGTGTCAGGGCTTTCCGCAGTCCTTAATATGGTAATAATATCTTCATCCGCAAAACTCAAAGTTGGTATCTTTGTTCTAACTATCCTTTTTTGGTCTTCATCAAATTCAGACAAATCATGAATTTCTTCAATAGGTCTTTGTTTAAAGTAGTTGGTAACTTTATCTTTTGGGCTACCATTGTTACCTAAGTCACCTTCTTTATCTCTTTTAGCAATTAACTTACTCCAATTAGTATAGTTAGTGTTAATCTTGTTAAGGATAGACCACTCATCTCCTTCAATAAACCCCCAAAAATCTCGTTTAACCAATAGTTTTAATAAATTGGTAACTTCATCTGAGATACTAACTTTTTCATCTCTGTCAGGAAAACTAAATTTTTCACCTGTATCTGTAATATGCCTTTTGAAGAACCTTAAATCACTAACATTTCTATTCATCCATTCTCTTTCAGGTGTACCAATTTTTACTTTATTTAAATCACTTAATAAAAATCTTTTGTTACTTCTAAGGATATCATTATAGGCTTTGGTACCTAAATCCATGATTAAGGATTGCATTTGTTTGTTAAACTGTAGGCTACTTAAAATTGTTGGTTCGTAAAATTCCTTTTTGAATTGTGTTACAGCGTCTTTAATTTTAGTGTTAGATAATTTACCTAACACTTTCAATTCTCTACTTAAATCTTGTAGTTTGGAGTTATTACCTGTATAATCACTAAGCATAGCTAAAGTATCATACTTTTCCTCCTGTTCTTTTAATAATGATTTAATAAATCCTCTCATACCATAATAAATACCTACAATAAATAAAAACCCCCTCTTTTAGAGGGGGTTAGTTAATTTAGAGGTTCCCATTATTTTTTTGGTGGAACCATTGTAAGTTGTGATGTCATACCCATCGCAGCACATACTGCAATTGCGTATTTGCAAACAGATAAAATAGGTTCATCTAATCCTAATTCAAAACTTTGATTTGCAATTAGAACCGCTGTTGCGGATGTTCCTAAAGTTAATGCCAATTTCTTAATTCCTAAGAAAAATGATGGAGTCTCTGCCTTCCATCTTTCAATAATTAATTTAATTAATTTCATAGTTTGATAATTTACTTACCAATAAATATCTAAAACTTCACTAAGAGACTACAAATTAAAATGGTTCGTCACTTGTTTGTGTTACACCATTATTATTTGTTACAGTTTGTGTTCCTGAACTATCAGTTGTCACTACCGCACCTAACATTAAGTATTTGGTGTTTGCCAACGATGTAAGAGGTCCTCTTGGTGTTGATTGAGTTGTTAAACTTGAATTATACACAGCTGTTCCAATAGTCATTCTCATATTAGTCCAATAACCTGGCCAATAACCTCCATAATATCTACTAACAGTATCAGTAGCAGTATTATAATTTAGAGTATCTGTTGATGTAGCTGTACATCTTATTCCATCAATATAAACTGCCGTTAAACCACCCGCATTTCTATTATAGATTAAATAATGCCAAGCATTGGTAGTAATTGCAGAACCCATAGTGTAACTGAATGAACCTCCTCCACCATTTTTGTCCGAAGTAATTGTTGTATTATTAGCAAAATATAAATTCATACATCCTGTAGGACTACTTACAGGAGAACCTACTACACCTTTAGAATTAAAATTAGAATTATTGTAAAACCATCCTTCTAACGTAAATGCTCCTGCTCCAAAAGTAACACCAGGACTTAATCCTAATGTTTGATTACTACCGTTGAATAGTAAACTACCCGCTAATGTTGTATATGGAGTAGGACTTGGAGTTTGTGTTAATGTTGGTGTAGGTGTTGGTGTTGATGAAGTTCTTGTAGGCGTTGGTGTTAATGTTGGTGTAACTGATGATGTTTGAGTATTAGTTACACTTGGCGTAGGTGTACTTGTATTTGTTGGTGTTGCCGTAGGTGTTGGTGTTACCAATGAAGCCTCACAATCATCACAGTTAAAATAGAAAGTTAGTGGTGCTCCTGTATCTGTTGGGGTATCAACAATCTTATTGACAATTCTGTAACATCCACTTGGAGTTGCTCCTGTAAATGTCATGTTGAATGTATCACCAGGGAAAAATGCTCCTGGTCCTAAATCAGCGACTAATACATTCAAAGTAGTACATCCTGAAATTGTGTAAGTTGTGGTTGTTCCGTCAATACAATCGGCACAATTAGAATAGTAAGATATTGGGTTACCACCATCTGTAGGTGTTGCGTTGATTTTATTGATAATTGTGTAACATTCAGTTGCAGTCGCTCCTGTAAAGTCCAAATAGAATGTATCACCAGGGAAAAATGCTCCTGGTCCTAAATCAGCGACAATAACATTTGAACTACTACATCCTGAGATGGTGTAAGTGGTAATCGTACTTAAATCAGTTGAAGTTGGTGTTTGTGTTAATGTTGGTGTAACTGATGGTGTTTGAGTATTTGTTACACTTGGCGTAGGTGTAATTGTATTAGTTGGTGTTTGAGTATTAGTTACACTTGGTGTCGGTGTTACCGATGCAGTTCCTGTTGGTGTTTGAGTATTAGTTGGTGTTTGAGTATTAGTTGGTGTTTGAGTTGGTGTAACCGCAATTGTCCCT